GGGTTAAATGCCATTGCATTGGCATACACATCCGTCAGGGTCATGGTCTCAGCTATGTCAACTGGGTAAGCAACCCCACCTAATGAAGCAAAAGGCGATTGAGCAAAGGTGCTGATTCCGAACATTAGGCTTTGATTTCCATAACAGTTATATTTGAAGCACCTCTTGGGTCAAATCCTGACCCATCGTTATCTCTGTTGTTTCTATTAATGTAAGTTGTTCCAGAAACCGCTCCAAATATATAAATTTGATATGTAACTGATGATGTAGTTGCAGGGCTATCCAAGTAATTAAATGAATAATTTCCAATATCAATTGTTGGATAATTTCCATAGTTTGCGCCAGTTGTTACTCTAGGTCTGCTTCCAGCCGTTGCGCCACGAGCTGCGTCAATAATCGTGCCGTCTCTAGCTATGGTTGCATAACAAATAGTATTGTCACTTGACTCATTTATATTATATGAAACTAGAATTTTGTTTGAACTAGCTGATGGTGTAATTGAAACGCTTAAACCAGTAACCGCCACCCATGAACCGTATGTTGTTGTGGAAAAAGTATCTGTTTTTACGGTTTGTTGTACTTGCAACACAGACCCCGTAGGCATGCCACTAGCTGGAACCCCAGTATCGCCACTTAGAATTAAAGCCATAATTTACCCCACCAAGAAGCCACAGAAGTAGCCTGAGTTATCAATAATTACACTACCAGCAGGGCATTCAACTTTAAATGAAAAAGCGTCATTAAGGTTTAGGTAGTATTGAATAGTAACAATGTATGTAAGATTTCCTGAACTTACTCCAGATGCGTCAGTATATGCCCCAGCACCACCAGCAATTGCAGACCCATTTATATATGGAGTAAATGCTACATACGCAAGTCCGTTTCTATTAATCCATACTTTTCCTGTAAAACTATAAAACCCAGCAACTGGCGCAGTAAAAGAATTTGTGCTTGTACTATAGTTAGATCCAATGTTTGTAACCGCAGTATCAAAAGTTACTGTTGTACCACTACCAACAGATTGAGAACCTGTCTTACGAATATAAAAAGCTGGGCGTAATGGGGTGGTTGGAATACCCCCAGAACTTAATAAAAGCCCAGTAGTACCATTATTTTGAAGCGCTATTGCGCCTGAGTTGTCAGGTGTAGTAACCAGACCAGACGAGGTTGAGGCATTGATTGTTGTTGTCATGCTGCCACCTCTTGCAAAGTAATTTGGCAAGTCCAATTGTTTAAAGCTATATACGTTGTGCCTGTGGAATTACATCTCATATAAACGGTATATGAAGTCGCTGATGTTGTTGCGGGAGAATCTAAATAGGTTAAAGTCATTGTTGAATCACTAGCAGAACTTCTTAACTGCCCTAAACCAGCGGCAACTACATTGGTAGTATTTCTAAAAATAGAATATTTTCCATTATCTGTTGTATAACACCCAAAACTAGCAATAATTAAAATTTTACTAGTAGAAAATTTTGGGGTAATACTTGCGGTTAAACCAGTAGCTACATAGCTTGTGCTTGTAGTTGGTGATTCTGTTGCATAAGTAGCGCCAACTACTTGCAGAATAGTGCCTGGTGTTGTAGTAGCCAAAATAGTTCCGCCAGTAGTAGGCAGCGTTAGCGTACTAGAACCAGCTACCGAAGGTGCAGCAAGAAGAATCGAACCGCTGGTATCTCCAGCAATACTTACCGAACTCATAATATAGCCCAACGTGAACCAGACGGAATAGTGACGCTCACGCCTGAAGAGATTGTGATTGGCCCGACAGACATAGCGCTTGAACCTGTAGGGATTGTGTAAGAAGTAGAAATTGTTTGGGTGTTTAAATAAATAGGTACTTCTGGAGCAAACGCTACAGAGCTGCCCCCACCAATCATTGCACTTTGGACTTTAGTTAATGGCATTATTCACCCCAAACTGCGTTGCATACAGCCTGTACTTTAGGATCTTGCTCGAAAATGTCATCGCCTTTGTTTAATGTCCAGCGATGGTAGCTTTTACTTAGTTCTTTACCATCTTCAAGGATAGTTGTAGCCTGACGCACTTGAACAATGTCATTTTCTACTACTTCAATTTTGTCGATTATTACTTTTTTTTCTAACATAATTTTTCCTTAAATTCGGTAAGTGCAACCGCCTAACATTTCACCACCTGGCTCCATTTGTAATTGTGTCCAACCAGCATTATCTGCCGAACAATAAATTTCAAAATACGAAGTACCTGGAATTTTATAAAGCGTAGCCATTGTGTATCCATTGGGCCAATCAATATTTCCCGTCATTAAAGAGCCAGTTATATAAGTGTTGCCGCCTCCAGACGAAAATGGAAGCCCACCTATATTCACATTTCCAGTTCCAGTTGCAGAAGAAAAATTTAAATAAAACCCAGCAGTTACAAGGTTTCCTACTTTTGTATACCAACCAATTTGTGCACTATAACTTGTTGTTCCAGCGGTTGAATTTCCTATATAAGTAGGTGTCCAAGTGCCTTCTTCATAATCATCTAGTGTGTTTGCATCAGATGAAGGGTTTTGAGTTGCTGGAAAAGCTATTTGCCCACCAGTCAAATTAATAGTCGGTATTGTGGCTTGCCCAGTAAATGTAGGCGAAGCAAGGTTTCCAGAAGAATTTACGTTAGTACCGAGAGCGCCTAAGTTAGCTGCTTGTGTCATTTTTAGACCTGTTCAGCTTGCGCCTGTTGTGCTTCTGCTTGACGTTCTGCGGCAGATTGGATTGGGGCAGCGATCACGATGTCATCTTTAGAACCTGTGATTGACTTGCCTTCACCTAATAAGCGCTGAACTTCAGCAGCAATAATTTCTTCCATAGCAATACGGCAACGCTCATGAACTGCGTTTTGAATCCAGTCGTCTTGGCTAAATGCCACTACGCCTAGAGCTTTGTTTTCTGCATCAGAAAGTGTAATTGTGTATGTTGCCATTTTATTTCTCCTAATTAACCTATTAACCAGCCACCAAAATAACCAAACACCGCTTCACTACCATATATTGGTTGTCCGCTGTCATTAAACAAATCAACATAATCACCAGCAGCTAGCGTTTTAGTTACCTCTACATGCACAAAATCAAAATATGCTGCTGTGCTATCGTAAAAGTTTTGATTTTTTTGTACATATGATCCATTTACACGTAAACCAACCCTTGGTCCTGTGTGGGTTCCAGCAGAACCATTATCTAGTACGGATGCGTAAAAATGATAAGTACCAGCTACGGGAGCAGTAAATCTAGATGTAGAAGTGCTGTAGTTTGAGCCAACGTTTGTAAGCACAACGTTAAATGTAATTTGTACACCACCAGTTTGTGCTCCGTTGTCTTTTTGTGCATGAAATATTGGCTGGTAAGGCATTGTTACAATTCCAGTACCAGAAATTCGCATACGCTCAGTAGCGTTTGTATTAAATGTAATTGGAGTTGCAGAAGCTGTGTATAAATTTAAACTGCCAGCCCCACCCCAATTGCTGTTTCCACTTGAAGGTACAAAAATAGCAGTTTGATTAGCGTTTGTGTTGCTACCGATCCAAATTTCACTATAAGCAGTACCGCCGCTGTTTGTGTTTTGTACTTTTATTCCTTGGTCAGCATTTGCATTTCCGATAACACTAAGGTTATAACTTGGGCTACTAGTACCAATACTAACTTGACTAGACGAATTCCAAGCAGGACCGCCTGTGCTTAATTTAGCTGGGGTTACAGCACCATCCACAATATTAGAAGAACTTACTGCGCCAGCAGCATTAGGGATTGCGTTGGCTACAGAGCTGACTTGGAAGGACTCTACAGTAACAAGATTGCCAGCCGCAGCACCCGTAGTAAGAACAACAGTAGTTCCGTTAGAAGCAGTATAGTCAGCGCTGCCCAGCAAAACTCCATTAAGGTAGACATTGATGAATCCCACGGTGTAAGAAGGCGGTGTGAATGTAGTCTGTCCTGCTGTAGCTGTGAACTCCGTTACGGTTCTGTAAGCTGTGGTAGTTACGCCTGTTACTGGAACACCAAGATAGCGGCATGAGATATTACCTGTGCCAGTCGGCGGAGCAGTTGTGAAGTTAAGCGTGTTGCCAACTACACCATAAGTAGATGGGTCTTGAACTACACCAGATACCACCACAAGTACGTTAGTAGTCCCAGCAGGAGCCACCGACATTGTGAAAGCCGTAGTAGAGCCGTTACCGCTAAATTGGTCGGTAACAAAAGCCGATTGGTATATGGGGTTTCCAATGTATGGCATATTTAACCCGCTATTTCCATGGCTGTAATTGTTGTAGTACCCCTATCGTCAGCACTAAACTGAACTTCATTTCCATTAAGCGAGCGAAAATATACTGTGTATGTAACTGAAGATGTAGTAGATGGACTATCTAAAACTGACATTGAATGCGGTGTAAGTACCCAACTACCGCCTGGAGTTGAAACTCGCTCAAACCCAAAATTAGTACTACTTAAATTTGTAGAGTTTCTGTATATAGTGCAATACATTGTACTTGAAGCAGATGTACCCATATAAGCTCCTCCGCCAGCAACTGTTATTAAAATTTTTGAAGTAGTTGCTCTTGGTGTTATTGAAATACCAAAACCTGTAGTAACAAAACTACTAGATGATGTACCAATAGTTGAAGTACCAATTTGATTTTGAAGAACTTGCAAAACAGACCCAGTAGGCAAAGATGCAGACGGTAGTACCCCAGAAGTCTGAGTAGCTAAAGCAACAGCGCCAGTAGCTATCTTTGCAGAAGTAACAGCACCCGCAGCAATATCAACTGCGACAACTGCGCTATCCGCAATTCCGTTGGTTCCTATTTGACTGATTGGCATTATTTAGCCTCTTCAACTACAGGAACTTCCCATAGCCATGTATCAGTATTTAGTGTAGCGTCTTCAGATGGTTTTGGGGCGATAAACACATCGTTTTCTCTATCGTATGTGTAGCCAATACCAGCGTAGTTACCACGCAATGGTGTGCCACCTTGAGTATGCTGATTGCCAATGGTGTTATAGGATGTTTGAATCCACTCACCAGGGCTTGAATCTACGAATGTTTTAAAGAAATCAGGCTCAGCCACAATCACTTGTGTAACTTTACCGTCAACTACTTTTGCAAAATGTCCCATGTTTTCTCCTTAAGCTGTATATGTACCAGATGATGTAAATGTATGATAAGTGTATCCACCTGACGAAGTTACAGTTCCGCCAGTGCCTTTTTGAGATCCGAGGTAACGAATAATTACAATACCAGAGCCACCAGATGCTCCTGCTTGGTTGTCTTGAGAGCCGCCAGCTGGGCCATTAACTGAACTACCTCCAGCTCCACCGCCTGTGTTGGCAGAACCATTTGCGCCCGCAAGATATACTTGAGAAGATGCTCTTGCTCCATTACCGCCACCGCCCAATCCACCTGTACCAGCAGTTTTACCACCTTCAGTCCAAGGCGCAGCTCCACCACCTCCGCCACCAGCGTAATATGTGCCTAGCGATTTCCAATTAATTCCTACACCACCGTTACCAGCAACAGCAGTTGAATTACTACCACTAGCGCTTCCACCTGCACCACCTGCACCACCACCGCCGCCGCCAACACGGTCACTAGAATTTAGACCGTATCCGCCAGAACTACCTTGACCAGTAGTTCCAGAACCAGGAGTATTTGGAGAGGTGTATCCACCGCCACCGCCTGATCCACCAGAATTTGCTGTGTATCCTGGATAAGCTCCCCCTGCTCCGCCGCCTATAGCAGTTTGGCTAAACCCAGTTGAATTACTACCGTTGTTTCCATTTCCACCTCCAGCAGCTCCAGCTCCACCAGCACCGATAACTATTGAATATGTGTTTCCAGAAATTAATGAAATCGCTGCGTCAATAGCTCCACCAGCCCCTCCGCCACCACCGCCTGTAGCGTGTTCTCCTGCCTTACAAGAACCTCCACCAGCTACAATTAAATAGTCTGCTGTATAAGGTACAGTTATCCAACTAGGGGCTGCACTAGGGCCATTAGACTGCAATACTTGACCCGCAGTTCCATAAGAAGGAGTTGTTCCAACACCTAAAGCGCCGTTAGCGGTCAAAGCTAATAGTGAAGCACGAGCAGAAGTACCGCCGTTGTACAGCGTTATGCCTTCTGATGGGCCTACAGTAACCCGACCTGTACCTGTAACGTAGTCAACAATCGTGCCAGCAAGGTATGCGTTACCAAAGTCGCCAGTAGAGAGTAAGCCACCACCAGTAGTAGTAATGTCACCAATAACCGTTGGGTCTTGGGAGATAGCAGCGTAGGTAGTAATTAAACTGGTGTACTCAACCCAGATGTTATTTGTGCCTGATAGCGGAGCAGAAGTAAATGTAATGGCACTACCAGCTACAGTAAATGCAGAACTTGGGTTTTGAATGACGTTATCAACAGCAACAATCATCTGCGCCACAGAAGATACTGGGCGTGTCAAAGTAAAAGTTACAGTTACACCATTACCACTAAAGTAATCAATGGCTGGGGTAAACCCTTGGTTCTGAACTGTATTACCGATATATGGCATATTAGGTCGCAGTCAAAGCAGAAACAATGCAATCACCAGACGAGGCGCTGCCGTTTTGAACATAAAGAGCATCACTAGTCTTCATCACTACACGGTTGCCTTGGATTACTTCAAGCGAACCGCCAACAGGCACAGTAGCGTTATAGACCAAATAGTAGTTAACAGAAGAGCGAGTCAAGTAAACCGAAGTAGTAATCGGCGCAGTTGAAGTATTAGATATGATGCAGCTAGAAATAGCCACAGTACCAGAAGCAACGCTAGTAATAATATTGACTGCGGATATGCCAACGTTTTTGGCTACGAACGAGGTGTTTGAATAAGTTGCCATATTAGCCCATCATAAAGGATAAGAAGTACGCATCATCAACTGGAGAAGAACCCCAAGTAGGAGGAGCGCCAGAACCATTTGTTGTTAATACTGAACCAGCCGTACCATATACGCCGTTAAACGCAATCGCACCAACCGCATTAATAGTCATAGCATCAGTAGCAGAACTATTAGTTACTAAGTGAATTGCATTACTTGAAATAGTACCAACAACAATATCGGTGCTGCCAGAAATAAAGTAAGCATTGTTTGGCGCATTAATAGCGCCTGTACCAACATAACCAGATGAGTTAATACCCATCGTAGCGTAGTTAGTTGTTGCTGTCCCAGTGTCGTTGTAAGCAATAAACTCAGCCGTTGCCGAAGAGCCACTAGATAAGTTCTGAATAGCCGCTTGGTAGTAGCTTGGGTGCGTTGCAACAAAATTAGAAGCCAGACCTGTATCGGTAAAACCTAATGCCCCGCCAACAACTAAGTTACTTGTATTAGCGTTAGTAGCTAGGGTTACGTTAGGTACTGTGAATCGTGCTGGTAATGTGACGTTGTTGCTTGCGTCTGTGTTGACAGAGTTCTCAGCTGGGTAAGTAACAAATACAGTCTGTGTGCCAGAGCTAAAGTTAACTAGGGCAGTAGTGCCAAGGTAGTTAGCATAAACAGTTGTACGGGCAAGCGTACCTGCACCTACAGTACCAAGACCTACTTCCCACTTTGCTCCGCCTTGATCCGCAATACAGTAAAAGGTTGTGTTGCCATTACCAATAGATGAACTAAAGGTCTGATAGCCTAAAGCCGCACCACCAAGCGTAACTGTGCCTGTACCTGGTGCGGTAGCTGATTCTTGTACTCTGTCTTTTAAGACCAAGGCCATTTATGGCTCCTTAGCCAGCAGCGCTGAGTGTATACGTTACGTTAATAGTATCGCCAGATGTTACCGTCTTAGAACCAGCCGTAAACGCACCGATGCTAAACAAAGTACCTGTAGTGTTATCAATCGCTGTAGAACCACCAACGTTAATGAACGCACCGTACACAGTACCAGAGCCAGTCATGCTAAACACCACCGCAGCGCTGGTTGACAGAACGGAGGGATTCGCTGTCGTTGCTGCTGAGAAAGATGGAGTTTTACGGGTTCCAGAGTAGGTTGGGGCATTGGCGCCACCAACTTCAAACCAGCCAGCATGGCTAGCTTGAGTATCAGCATAAGCAGGAGTAAACGTACCAGAACCATTAGCGCCTCCAAGACCCATAACAATTGCACCGCCACCTGAGTTAGCAAAGTAAGAGTCCATTAGATTCTTACGACCAACGTTTGTAGTTAAGTTTGTAAATGTATCAGACCACTTTTCAACGCCATTAGCGTCGTAGCACGTAGCAACGTATACACCTTCTAAGCCAACAGTCTCGGCTGAACCACCACCGTAGGAAGCACAAGCCCCGAAGCTATCGCCTAATTTTGTAATTTCAGAACTCATAATTTCTCCTAAGAAACTCTAATAATGGCACTTGTTGCGTTTGCCGTTGGGAATTGCACTGTAAATGTATTTGTTGCTATTTTATCGCTACCAAAATTTAGCACACAAACAGCGGCCCCAGTAGTGCTATTGTAGATTAATGCACCCCTAGTAGTAAAGGACGCTGGGCTCCAAATAGCGGGTAAAAATGAAACAAAAGCTGTTTGATCTGGGTTACTAAAGTCTGGCGGTATAACAGTTAGAGCTAAACCCCCTGCCGTGTACCCAGTACCTGTAATTTCGTTATTAGTAGTGTAGGCAGTAGTATCGCTATCTAGGTTAGCAAAAGCAGTATATAAAGCAATCTTGTATGTGTAGGGGGTACCCACGGCAAAGTTCTCTAAAGCCTTTAAAAGGTTTAGTTTAAATACGGTAGTTTGGCCCTGAACTATCATGAATTAACTTGCAATATAGTTTGACCGTTACGGTATGCATCACCACGCTCAAGACCGTCGCCAAGACGTTTAAGCTGTGCAATAGCTTCTTCGTACATCTTTTGGTAATAGGCAACCATATCTTGCTCGCCCTTCATAAAGATAATAGCCTCTCGCATTGCTCCATAAAACAGTACTGGGTCATAGTTATCACCTAACCAGCTTCTACCAGTTGAGTTAGATACTGTAGCTACAGTAATGGTAAACCCTGATCCAGTAGATCCTAGTGAAGAGCAAGAAAGAATATCGCCAGCAACATAGAAATTGCCGCCAAACTTTAAAGTTACGCTAGTAACAGTCTGTCCAGTTACTACAATATCCGCTGTAGCATTAGCTCCAGATCCCCCAGTTAACAAAACGTTTTGGTATACACCATTGGTATATAGCGCCCCTGCGCTAAACGTACCAGCCAATGTAGCAATTTGACCTTGCACAATTGTGGGCGGGTAGTAGAAATAGTGCATCTCTACTGTGTAGCTTTGGTCTGGGGTTGGGGCTACCATCAAAGTCATTTCATTGACATTAGAATACTGAGCACCAAATAGAGCATAGTATTTAGGAACCCCGCCAGGAGTACCTTGGTAGGTAGATCCAGTTAAAGTTACAGCTGGGTAAGCCGCACGTAAGTAGTTAACATCTTTGTTAATAAGGTAGTTGTAATTATTGGTTGAATCAATAACCGCAATCGAGTAGTTAGAGAGCCAATCATCTGGCAAAGAAATATACTGATTACCTGACGTCATGGTACCTGTAACGTTTTTACGTAAAGATGGGATTTGAACTGCGTTATATATACGGTCTTCAGCTTCCTGTACAAATACAGGAATGTTTGCTACAAACAACTGCTCAGTGTTCTCAGCGTACGACTGAATTGAGTTATATAACGTTTCGTAATTCATTAGCCCATTTTCCCGCTAATCTTGCGACCTTTAGTAGCAGCGCCATAACCACGCATAACACCCACACCGTATGGGTTAATAGGGGCGTAGTTGCCTTTGCTAATACCGCCTACAGAAATATTTTCTTTTTCCATAACTTTAGCGCCAGCTTCATACCCGCTATAGGTATTAACGTTAGTTTGTTCACCACTCATTTTATGCGGCTCATCATAAGCCTGAGCAGGCTTGTTGTTTTTAGCCATGATTAACGACCTCTTTGGTTATTCGCACGTGCCATATTGCGACCAACAGCTTTCATAGCTTTGCCAGTTACACCAGCAGATTTTTTGCCACCAGTTTGAACTTTAGCCGTTGGGCCTGAATCGCCTAAATTTTTACCTTTAGTTTTGCCTTTGGACTCAATACCGCTAGCGCCTTTTTTGAATGTCATAATAAACTCCTAAGTTGTTACTACGGTTACGGTTCCTGTTTGCCCTATAGCCACTAAAGCATTAGGAGTTAAAACAGTATCAAAACTACTTGCACCACCTACAGGGTTCCAACCCCATTGAATCTGTCTACTACCATCGCTAGGATAACCAGCATTTGCGGTGTTATTACTAGCAGTCTGCGACGTATATAAACCAGTATTACCAGATGCATAATAGGATACATCAGGACGTGGTTCCCGTACAGCCTGTGGATCATTTACTGGGTACATACCTAACTGCAACTGCGGCTGATCTGGATCCCAACAAGTTTTACAAACTTTAACCTTATATGGCTTTGTCTTCAATACTTGGATGCGTAATTCTTTAAGCATGTACCGCTGGTCACAACGATCACATTCCGCTATTGCCCACTTACCAGAAGCAAACTTACTAGGCACAATTACCTCGAATAGAACATATTGCGTGGCACAAACCGAATCGGGGCTTTTTCCCGATCTTCGTCTGCAGCTAATTTAAACTGTTCCTCGTACTCCGCTTTTAAGAACGGAACCCTTGAGAGGTCCATACCTACAATCTTCTGGGACATATAAAAAGCCAACCCAGCTGCCATACAAGGAATCCAACGGAACGGGATATCCTGAGTAGACACACCAGTGCCCGCATCTTGCAGGCGACGCATACGCCAATAAACAACAGTGAACTGCTGTCCAGGAACCCCAGTAGGCCAGATATTAATGTTTGGCAGGTAATTTACGTAGATTGGGGCAGCTATTGAATGGGTTGCAGCTGTAGTGCCGTTTTGCCCACGGTAACAATTTAAAAGCTGGTTGTAGACCCCATTAGAGTCAGCCCCAATGTTTTGATAAAGAATGGTCTCGTTATCAATGTTGATATATCCCTGACTACGCAGGTTAGCCGTAGAAGCTACAGTTAGAGTAGTAGCAGTTGCGCTTGCAGCCGCAGCTAAAGTGGTTGTAGCCGTTGCATCGACGTTGCCTGACTGCCTATCTATCCAAACTTGAATTGGGCGCCCTGTGGCGTTTTTAGTAGGTATTGTGAGGTAATCATCAGCTGATATACGGGTAAGGTTAATATCAACTTGGTTTTGTCCTGTACCAGTACGGGTTACTTGGTCGTAGAAATCAATGGTATCTACTGGGATTGGGTAGCTGATTTGCCCAGCATTAATGTTAATAGGGATTTGACCCTGCTCAATAGTCCAAAGATTAATGCCACGGTTTGCCCACTCAATGGTCATCATATTGACGCTACGACGGGCAGTTCTAAACTCATAGCCCGTACGCACCTGTGAACCACAACGCTCAAAAGCTTCCTCGATAAGGTCGCCCATATCTAGGTTAAATGTGGTTACGCCAGTAGTACTCATTTAGTAGCCTTTTTAACAACTTTTGTAGCTTTTTTACCAACAGCCTGTTTAGTTCTAGTTGCTCTAGATGGTAAAGCACGTGTTTTCTTTACAGCTGGTTTTTTAACTGGTCTATCCAAACCAAAGAAATCTTTATCCTCTTTAGGGGAAACCACAATTTCAACTTGTGGTTTTTTGAATAAATTAAATATCCAACTAATCGCAAAGTTCATTATTTCTTCCTCGCTGTTTTTGCAGATTTAATAAAGTCCGCTTTAGTAGGCGCGCCCTTAGCCCCAGGCTTACGCATTGTTTCACCAGAGCCAGCTGCAATACGTGCTTGCTTTTTATGAATATTTGCGTATAGGCCAACTTTGCCGCCTTCTTTAAATTGAGTAAAGTCAGTATTATCCCTACGTGCTTTCTTTTTAGCACCAGGCATTTTAGATGGGGCTATGTCGCCCATACCTCGACTTGGTCTCATGCTCTTGTCTTTCCACGAATAGCACAGCCATCAGCACGGGCAGAGGCAGATTTAACTTTGCCACCTTTCTTCATGCCACTAGCCATTGCAGGTTTTTTGCCATTACTAACTTCTTCTTGGGCAATACGACGCATTTCTTCTTTTTTTGCTTCTTCGTCTGGGTTAATCATATTGATTAGTTTATCCCGCAACCCAGGGACGGCTGCACCAAAACCAATAGCTTTTAAATTGCTAATACCGTCTTTAATAAAGTCCATGATTACATCTTCCCGCCGCCACACATGGAGATCATTGTGCCTTTGGTTTTGCCTTTAGTAGCACAACCGTCCGCACGTGCTGAGGCGCTGCCGCCTTTAGCTAACTTCAATGTTGTGCCTTTGCCGCCTTTATGTTCTTGAGCATCATGCTGTTTCATAGCTTTTTTAATCATGGACACGTCTTGCTTTTTGTCCATTTTCATATCTTCTTTCATGTCGCTTTTCATAGATCCACCTTTATTAAATTTCTTGCCTTTGTCGGCAGTTAAAAATTCCTCACCAATTGAGGATTTAATTCCAACCTTCTTAGCAAAAGCTGGGTTCTTGGCAACGGCAGCCATAAAGTTGTGTTGTTTTTTACTTGTACTAGGCATTTTACTTTCCTAAATATCCTCTAAAACCACTCATAAATATTCCAGCTATTGTGACTAACGCTGCTATTGCCAAGCCAGCTAGAGTCTTTTCAATAACCGCTTTACGAAACTCAGCTCTGTTAGCTTCAGCTTTAATTGCCATCCTAACCCAATGCACTTCCTCTTGAGATAGCGGATGCTGTTCAACTGCTTCGCTAACGGCGGTTTTAACAAGCTGTATTAGCTCTATTCTGGTTTGGTCATCTAAAGTCATTAGCATTTCCACCTTTTTAAGCTAGCTGCTTTACGAGTAGGTTTGCCATTTTCATCTTTCATTGGTCCAGGCATTCCAGACATGCGAGCACAAAACGACTTTTTACGTGGTCCGCCTTCGGGCTGTGGGGCCTTTAGATTAGAACCTGTAGCAGCATTATACTTAGCACGACCTTTGGCAGTAAGACCAGCCCCCTTAGATACAGGGAGCTTTTCGCCTCTACCAATAGCGAGAGAGGGGCCTTTTTTCTTAGCCATAGAATACGGTTACGCCTGTTACAGATGCACTTAAAGCTAAATATAACGTGCTACTAAATCTAACCCCTTCACCAGGAATATCAAAGGTGTAGGTATTTGGGTTTGAATTACTTGCTATATCAATTTCTAGTAAAACAGCGCCAGATGAACCGCCATCTTTAAACTGAATAGTAGCCGCAGTGCTTACGGCTGGACAAATAATCAGCCCTTTTAAACGTGTAGGCCCATTAAAAAGCGTACCAGCAGCACTTGCGTGAGCCGATTTAACGTCAGTTTGCATCATAATTAATCTCCTAAAGTTGAAAAAGAGGTAGGGTTTGTACTACCCCCGAAGATTAATTAAGCCTGCTGAGCTGTAGGAGCGTATGTACCGTCACCTTGGCGAACTACGTATTGGCAAGTAATAGTAGCTGCACCACCAGAAGCTGTTCCAGCGCAAGCATAAGTAGCTTGGATTAGAACGTCAGATGAGCCTACGTTTACGTACGTGCCAATACTTGCACCAGTGATGGTAAATGTTGCACGACCAACAGACAAAGGTGTTGTAGTAGCGCCACCAACAGTACCTAATGTAGTACCAGTAGAGGTTGCAATAGTGATGGTATTACCTGTAGTACCAGCATAAGCGGTAGTAATATCAACAGTAAAGCTTAAAATCTGTGAGCCAGCTGGCAACACAAATTCTGTAGTAGCAGTAGTGTCGTTTACGGTAGTTACGCCTGTTTGGGTGCAAACAGTAGCGCCCATATTGCGAATTGTGCCAGCAGTAGTGCCAGTAGTGTTTTTAACAGTGCCCAATAGCCAAGGGCCTAAATGTGTAGCTAATCCCATAATATTCTCCATACAGAGTTGAACTTATTAGTCTTGTATGCGCCTGCGCGGGGCAGTCTAATAAGCGGTTAATCCCGCGATATATGAATCTTACAACAAAAAAATAAAAAGGGGGGTTTTTACGCCCCCTTTCTTTTACAACATTAGGCTCCTGGGGAACCGTACATTCCTAGTGGATCAGACCAGCCGAATGAATAACGCTCACGAGACTTGTAACGTACGTTACCAGTATCAAAGTCGCCGTCCATAGAGTTCTGGAGTGGTACACGAACGAAATGCTTCATGCCGTTAGGAACGTCAGTTGTTAAATACCAACCGTTGGAATCGGTCAAGAAGTGGTTAATGGTGTAACCCTCTGGAATCGAACCATTGTTCTTAATAGCATTGATGTCGTTGTCAGTTGTACCAACACGCAATTCTGTCTCGAGCAAACGAGTAGCAACGAACTGCAATGCAGGTGGAACGATCAATTTCTTAGGTTTAGCAGCGATTAGCAAGCTACGCTCATCTGTCCAAGCAGCAATTTGAATAACAGCATTTTCCAATGATGTTTCGTTCAAGTCAGCTGGAACAGCTGGAGTGTTGCTGTTTGTGCCACCAGAAACTAAGTTATGAGTTGTGGAGAACAAAGAAGTACCGTCACCACCAACATAAGTTTGGTTGAAACCGTTGTTTAAAACGGCAGCAGCTTTAACTTGTTTGGTGTAAGCCATAGCACGAGCCAATGCCTTTGTATAGCGAGCAGATAAAGAATCGTAGAGGTTGTCTTCGATTGCTTCTTCAGTCAAGCTAAAGCCAAGGGCAATAGTTTCGTGGTTGTAGCGAGCAGTCCATGCTTCTTGTGCATTGTCATAAGCGATGGCTTGGCCTTCGTTTTTAACAGGTGCAGCGGAGAAGCCAGAAAGCTTGGTCTCTTCTTCAAAAGAACGCTCAGAGGTCTCTGTTTCGTAGATCTCTTTGTGCTCTTCGCCGTAGCGAGCGTACTCTAATCCGAACAATGCATTCAGTCCAGGTAAGAGCTCTTTTAGTAGTTGTGCGCGTGAAATAGCCATTATTTAGCTCCTAATTAAACGCCAGTAGTATTGTTGTAGCTATGGAAATTTCCGTTCCATGTTACCAATACTTCAGGATAGCCGAGGAAAGTAACTTGAGTACCAGAAGCGATTGTTACAGCTGAACTTAAAGTTACAGTTGTGCTATTCACGTTTGTTACATATACATAGTTACCACTATATCCACCAGTACCGCTTGGTGAACTAATTTGCATACCAGCTTGGATGTTGCTGTTAGCTGCAGTTAGAGTCAACGTAGAGCTTGAACCAGAAGTAGAAGCTGTTTGTGTGACTGCATATACAGTATCAGGAACAACACCAACTACACGCAAAGGAGCAGCGGCTGTTACACGTACGTTACCTGTACCGTTAGATACAACACCGCCAGAAACGGAGGTTAAGGAATCACCAGTAGTGGTGGAACCGCCTGCGCCAGACAATGGGTATACGTTAGTACCGATAAATTGTGGGTTCATATAGCCAGCACCTGCAGAGGTGTTAGACAATGATGTTCCCTGTGATCCTACTGCTACTTTAAATACTACGCGTGGGTCATCAATTACATAAGCAATTGCGTCATTAGCGACAGTACTTGCAGGCCAATATTGTGATTGAATAGGTTGTAATGTGCTTGGATTAGTGTAAGCACAACCTACAAACACACCAATGGTGCCAGCGATAGGGGTTGTTGGAGAAGATGCGCAGGAATAAGAACCTGTCACCAATGTGCCAGCGGATAGCTGAACAATTTGACCATAAAACAAACTAGTGCCATAGCCAGATGCAATAGGGATCATACGAGTTGATCCTGCATATGGTAGACCACCAATCTCGTTTCTGGCCAGAAGTCCGTAAGGACCTGATACTGTTGGGTATGCCATAAAAAACTCCTGATTAGTTAATTGCCTTTACCAAATGATACGTCAGACCGACCTTCTTTAAAAATCGGCATGCGAGCATCGCTTTGGCGCATTAAATTGTTATCTACAGCCAACGTCTGAGCATCTGTCTGTTTTTGGAAATGTGCATTCCGCTGTTTGACAAACTCTTCTGGAGTCTTGCAAAGTAACAACCCGCCAATCTCAATTTTGTCCTTAAAGCGACTATTGGGATCAACTAGCAGTGAAAATTGTGGTTGTTCTTCTACTGATACAGGTTCCCAACCCTCGCGTAACTTGGCTGACAAGTTGCGAGCATCGCTCTGATCTAGTGTTGAAGTACGAATCCAACGATATGCGTACCCTGGTTGTTTATCTGGTTCAGGTAACAACTCTGGCTGCTGCCACTGCTTAGGGCGTTCTGCCGTCATACGGGTATCTAATTCGCGAGCAAGTTTATTTGTTGCCATTTTTAAGCCTCCAGTTTTTGCATTTCACGAGCATATTGCTCAGGGGTTAAGCCAAGTTTTTTAGCCAATGCTACTTGGCTAGCCTTCAGTACGATTCTTTTAGCCGCTGTACTTCGCGTTGCTGGCGCTACCACTGGTGCCGACTTTGTTTCAGCGCGTTGACTGGGCCTGTCGCCCCCAGCCTGCGTATCTACTGCTTCTACTTCTTCCGAAAAATTCTCGGGAAAACGTTTGCGCATAGTGTTATCTATACGTTTGAAATACTCTTCGGAACCAATATAACTCTTTCCAAATTCTTTTTCAAGCTTTGTGTGCGTTCCTAATGCTAACGCTGTCATTTCTTCATCTGGCCCATACCACGTATTCTTTTCTAACCATTTTGCAGTAAGAGGGTCAATTTGTGGTTTGGCTGGTTGTTGGTATGCCTGTTGAGCCTGTTCAAAAGTCTCTTCTTCAGCTTGTGGGGCAGGTTTAAAGTTTCTAGCTCTATCTTGTTTGAGGCTGGCCTCAGTTAATTTAGCTTGCGCTTCAACCATTCTATCGGTATCGCCAGAGTCAACAGCCTCTCTATATGCCTGCTTTGCAATCTCTAACTGAAGATCGGCAGCATTTTGGAAGGTGCTAATGTACTCTTTTTCACCTGTGGAATAGGCTTCTTTGAGCTTTTTATGCTCATCCATCACGCGTTTAGCAAGATTAATAGCCTCTTGTTGCTCACGTAATGCAGCTTCTTTCTCACGGCGCTCGTCGTGCCAAGCCTTTTTCATCTTGTCGATGCGGTCTTTTACGCGCTTAGAATAGTCTTCGTGGTTGTCTTTTTCTAACTCCTCGACTTCTTCTTTAGAAAGAGGGGGTTCTGCAAACTTATCGGCAACAGGGGTGTCATCTTCAATTTCTAATGAAAAATCGCCGCCCTCTGCTAATGTATCTACGGGTTTACCCTTAATTTCGTCGGGGAATTTAAATTCTTCTTGGTCTAATTCAGCCATAGTGTTTCTCCTTAAATGAACTTACGTTTAATGCCGCGTGGATCGTCAACTACCGCTTCCACTGAGTCATCGTTAATAATGCGGAATTCACGGTCATGGATAACTAGGCGGGTGCCTGAGTTTGGGCGAACTAAAATAAAGTCGCCTTGTTTACACCATGGTCCATTTGGGAATCGCGTTTTATCTTGATAACAATCTGGCCCTAAGTCCACTACGAATAGCACTGTAGTTAACAGCTCATCGTGCCTGCGCATTTCTTCAGGTTTGATAATGCCGCTTTCAAAGGCTTCTTCTGCTTCGGGGATTGCGCAAAGAATTCTATAACCTTGCGGTTTAGGTAGCTGCTTTGCTTTTTCCTCCTGCGACTTAGCCATTAAAGCGCCAAGGTCTACAGCTTGTGTTAAATCAATACTACTCATCAGAATTCTCCAGATTTTTAGCAAGGTCTAATAGGTAAGACTCTGCGGTGAGAAGACCTCGAATTTCACCACAGATAGCGCGGTATTCCGCGAAATCTTTAGCTGCACCACTGGAAACGGCGTCAGCTAATTGAGAGCGCTTGTCTCGATATTGCCTAAGCAATACGTCTAGCGTGTTGTCCATCATTTATTGGATTTCTCCTTGTTTTGGTTGTTTCTATTACCTTCCATCCTTCTTTGTTGAAGGTCTGCGTTTTTATGCGCTATATCAGCACCAAGACGTAATCCCTCAATCTTGTCTTTTGACTCTTGTTGGGCTTTATCTTTGGCGGCTTTTGCTCCAACTTGCATTCCAGCAATTTCTTTCTGGGCTGCAATACGAGACTCTTCAACACGGATTTGGTCAGCTTTTGCTGCCGCATCAATCTGAAGTTTTTGCTGCTTAAGTTGCAGATCCTGTTGCTTAATTTGCAGTTCTTGCATTTGCATTTGGATCAGTGGGTCTTGCGCTGCTTGAGCGTTTTGCTTAGCTTTCTCTTCAGCTTGGTTCTGGCCGAGAAGTTGTTGTGCAGCTTGCGCTGCTAGTTGCGAGACGCGAACCTCAATCTCTTGTGGTATTCCGTCTTCGTTGATTTCATCTGTAGTTGGCAATTCTGCGCCCATGATTTCTTCCATCTGGCGGCGATATTCGTAGCCAAGATGTTCTGCAATATGAGCTTGCATAGCTGCGCCAATTTGTTGTGCCATAGGACTTTGACCAACCAGACCCATAATTTTTGGATCTTGCATTGCGCCCATGTGTACTGCAATGTGAGCTTTGTGGTCTTGGTACAAGAAAGCTTTGACTGGTTTCATCATGAGAATGTTTTGGTTCTCGGTGATTGGGTCCGCTGGCTTCTTATCTTCTTGAGTAGGCACAAGTTTTTGGTAATTTTTAATCCCCAACACATCCAACATCTGACGATGCAGTAGTGGCAAATCATATAGCTGTGGGGCAGTCTGAGCTAGTTGTAAAGCAGCTTGATATTGCACTACTTTTTGCGACATGGTTGCCGCATTGGGGTCTGATACAGGAATAACGTTTACCAAATCGTAATCAGACTTCTTAGCCCTGCGACTACCTTCTTCTGGTTCAAATGAATATTCTTCTGGTGTGTATTCAGCAATAATGTTCTTTAATAGCTTGAACTCTTGCTTCATTGAATAGTGGATACGAGCTTGAACTGCGCTCATTACCTTCAATGTTCTTTCTAAAATTGCTAATGTAGTCCCAACTGGGGAGTTAGCAGACATATCTGATACTTTCATATCAGCTGCTGCTGCAAAGCGGCGACCTTCGTCAATGATTTGATTCATTAACTGGTACAAGGTCTGGCTTGGCTCTTTATATGGTAGCGGCAGGATGTTATCGCGCATTGTTCCGCTTGGAACGTCTACATCACGGAATTCTCCTGGTGCTATTGGTGTGTCATCTCCTTTAACACGCAATCCACGGGTCTTAAAGCCACCTGGCAAGTTGCTAAGGGTTCCTGCATCAACCAGCTGACGGAGGATACTAGTTCCTGACTTAGCAAAAGCCCCGATAAGATGAATAAGTCCAAAATGATAAAAGCCAAAACCAGGAATGTAACCGTAGTGAACAAAGTGGTTACGCTTCGCATTAGTTTTGTCATCAGGCTGCCAATTACGACGGATAGCGAGAACATTTGACGTTCCTTTCTCGATAGTCACAACATAAGGCAGACCAATACCTGTAGGTTTACCTTTTTTGTCTTTGTGCTCGTACCCAGGAATATCTAAGTTGACGTGCATCTCAAGAACTTTAAAGCGATCATCCGATGTTGCACGGAATCCCATCTTTTCTGCAATCTTTTTCTCTACTTCATCTAGTGTATTAACTGGATCACCTAAGTCACACTCACGATAGAAGCCCGCAGCTTGCAATCGGAGTAACTCATTCTTAGTTTTGCGCATAACGTGGGTTACACGCTCCGCAGTATCAAGATTGCTCGCACCATAAGGTACAACAATGTCTTCTGCTGGTACAAATATAGAGGCTTGACGATCTAATGCTGGGTCAAAGTACACTTTTTTGAACGCATTACCTGCTAAACCCAAGCCCCACAACATTCTTTCGTGCTCTGGACGGTATTCTTTCATCACATCCGTAAGCTGGTAGTTCATGTCTTCTTTGACACGCTCTGCTGCATCTTTTTTCTCTGGCGTTTCTTTGCCAATGATCTCAATTTTGACTGGGCCTGCGGCTGGGAACGTCTCCATCATGGTTTCTGATTGGAATTTAACGAGCGCTTCGCTCATTAATGGGTGATATACACCGCATGCGCCTTCCCAAGGCTCACTTCTATCTTCAATTTTCATACCTAACAGCTCTAAACCGTCAACGTATGTCTGCATCCAATCTTTACGGGCACTAATGTCGTCTTCAAAGTCACTAACTAAGTCACTTGCTAGCGATTGGAGCTCATCTTCGTCAATATATTCAGCTAAGTTAGCATTAAAGTCATCTTCTGACTCTTGGTCAGGCTTAATTTCTATAGTTAAGGGCCCTGCGTTTATCTCAACTGACTCTGGATCTTCAATGGAAATCTCTAATGGCGCTTCTTCCTCTGCCATAGCGTCCATACCCATAGGGGCTGCATAAAGACCTTTTTCCATCGCCATAATTTATCCTTAATAGTAGGGCTGTTTCCTACGAAATTCTCTTGGTTCATCTTCTTCATCTGATTCCAGACGAATAAAGCCACCACGCCTGAATCTTAACAGGGCTTGGCTCATGGAGTCCACTAAGTCGTCGTGTTCGCCCGACGGAAATGACGCAACTTCTTCCACTAGCTCATCTGCCCAGCGTGTTCCTGGTACCCATACTCTACCAGATGCAAATATATCTGCAACTGAATTTAAACGAGAAATTTTATCATTGCCTTTTGACGGAGTGTACTCCTGTACGGGCAAACCCATAGCCCTTAACTCAAAAACAAGGGGCGCACCTGATGCTTTTGCCTCAACTATAAGCGAATCAGGGTTCCATTCTTTGTATTGTTCTACCGCTTTTTGCTTTAATTCGGGGAACTCCATACGTCTTTTAAATGAATTTAAAGCAATAATATTTGCTTGTGGGCGCCCTGTATCGTCATCTTGATAGAAAACACCCCATGTTGTACATGCAGAATAGTCAGCTCGTTCGGTTTTAAGAAAGGCTGTATCCCAAGACTGGATAATAAATTCGCATGGGGGCGGGGTATCTTCTTGCCAATTACGCCACCACTCTCGTTTAATAATTGCAGAGACTTCCGAAGTGGGGTTCTGCATATACTGCGCCATCCACTTAGATACTGGAAGTTCTTCCCGCAGTGCAAACAATTCCTTTTGGCTCCAAAACTCAGGCCAAAGCGGGGTGTCATCATCCCAAAGTGCTGGAAATTCAATAACATCCCAGCCTTCACCGTTTCTCTGGGCATCTGCTTTTAATACCTGACCAGTCAAGTCTTTCTTAGACCACCGTGTCATAACAATAATAATTGCCCCGCCTGGCTGCAGACGTTGACGAGGTCCTGAGTTATACCACTCGTAGGTTTTGTCGTAAATGTCCGAGTTAGTTTCGGCTAAGATCGCCTCTTGTTCTGAATGTGGGTCGTCAATAATAAGGACGTCCGCGCCCTTACCCGTAACAGCGCCCCCAACACCGATAGCGAAATAGTCTCCACCATGGTTAGTCGCCCAACGTCCAGCCGCTTTAGAGTCAGACTGCAATCCAACATTTGGGAATATCGACTTATAAACTTCTGAGTCGACCAAGTTCCTGACTTTTCGTCCAAATCCAACAGCAAGCTCTGCAGTATGGGCTGTTTCAATAATCTTTTTTTGTGGGAATTTACCCAGAAACCAAGCAGGTAACAAATAAGACGCGAATTCACTTTTTGTATGACGTGGAGGCATATTAATAATAAGCCGTTTGCATTCACCTTTAGCCACCCTTTCAAATGCTCGGGCCATATCCGCATGGTGTTTACCAGCTATGAATGTAGGCCACACTTTGTTAACAAATGCCAAGAAGTCCACCGTAGCTTCTTCCTTGGTTTTGAATGTATCTAGAAGTTCTAAGTCTTCTAAGATTCTTGCCTGCTCGTGTTCTGGGAACAAGTGTATGTACTTAGGGATATCCCTTAGAGACAGGTTAGCCACAACCTTTTCTACTTGTTCGGGTGTTAACTTTTCAGCTGTCGCTGTCATTTGTTCTATCTATAGCTGGCCCAAACTCTTCGTCTAAGGCATGGGTTGAACTGGGTGAGACATTCTTGACGTCTACATCTACGGCGCTACTTCTAAGTAGCCGCCCGATGCGCTCTTTGATCGCGCTCTCTAAATCACCAGAGTTCTTATAGTTAACCGTTACTTCTGAGCGTTCTGTAAATAGTGCGATATCACTATGCTTGCCCAGTAACTCTAGGGCTTTAAGCTCAAACCTAGGGTCCCCACAGTTGGCTAACTCTAGTAGTTTATTAGTAAGCGCTGACCTGACATCACTGACATCCACCGCAAGTCTTGCTGTGTATACACGTAGGAACTCTTTAGCAGCATAAGCTGCCATCGGGTTGTTTAGTGCTTTCTCATCTTTACTCTTTAGCGCCTGGTCGATAAGCGTCTTGGTTTTCCCCAAGTTCTCAGGGTCTATCTCAGGAACGCTTGCACCTAATTGCTCAATTGCTTCTTGGGTGTTTACGGCAATACCGAGTGCCTCGACAAAGTCTTTGGGCTTGTCGTCGATTGGGTGATACGGAATCGCAACGTCGTTGGTTGGTTCTATATGTACGGTCATAAATTGTTAGCAGGAGTTAATCCAGTTTCACGAAATATAACACAACAAATAAATTAGGTGGGGTGATTTGATGCACGTACACCCCCAACGTGACTCACGTGACTAAGCCTTGTTATTTTACTTTAAAAAATTCTTTGGCTGTTGACAACACGCAGCTTACCCAAAAGTCATACGCTTCTTGCGTACGGTTAAGGACTTGCTCAAACTTCTTGTACTGCTCATCAAATGTAAACATAGGGTTTCTCCTTAGTGGTGTGTATGGTGTGTAGTATACCACACAATTGTTGCGCTGCAACATCTTTACAATCGCCCACACTTTTCTTTACAAAAAACCCCGATCGGGAAGATTTTCCTATTTTTGCCTACTTTTTCGTCAGAATTGCCCGTTCGGGAAACTTTTTTATACCTATGGGTTGTAATTAAGGTTCCGTTTTGGTACCTATGGGTTATGTTTTGCATGATTTTTTATTAAAGTTTCATGCACTTTTTCTTTTAAGGCGCTCGTCGTGGTGGTGTATCCGATGGCAGTTAGCGCACAGGACTATGCATTTTTTAATCTCTTCGTAGGCTTTGGCGAACTGTCCGTTAGATATGAACTGGTGGACACTGCCTGATTTTGTACTGGGGTCTTCGTGGTGAAAGTCCATTGCTGCTATATGGCTGTACCCGCATGCCGTGCACTTAAGCGTGGCTTTGAAGATGTACCACTTTAGTCGCTCTTTAATCTTAGTGGTCTTGGTTGCTACCTTGCTTTTGTCTTTGTTCTTTGAATAGTACGTTCGGCTATATCCAGCCTGTTTTTCTTTTTTAACTTTTGGGTCCTTATACGGCATCGTTTAAGCGGTATGTTTTTATTGGCTCGCTACTGTTTGCATCTACATTGCATGCCCACTTTACCGATTCTTCCGCTGTCAACCCCATGCGCATACAGACTTCTGCTGCCATGGCTCCAGACCCAATTGCCATAAATGATCTGATTCTTTCCCACTCCAGGTCGTCCCCACAGGAGAACAATCCATCTTTAGTTAGCTTGAGAAAGGAGCTGTCCGATTTTAGTTTTGGTTTTGTTTTGCTCTTCTTGCCCAGGTAATCTAAGACCTTCTCGGCATCCACGTAGTTACCAGCTACGCCCATCCAGCCACCATCTATTGCAAATACTTTTTCTTCAAAGTACTTAATCCCCGAATCAGAATCCGTGAACTGACTATCTGCTACCAGTATCTTCTTATCCCAGTCACCGATGATTGTCGTCATTTCTGTGGTACCTATCGTTAGGGTTATTAAGCATACTTTGAATCAGGCTATCAATCGTACTAAACCACTGAATCACTTTCATGCCATCATGCTGCATGATCGTAAAACTCATTCTTCTTTCTGCCCTACAACCTTATAGACTTGATTGACTATATTTAAAACGTGTTCTATATCCTCGGGCGTTAACTGGCCCATCAGCTGCAATATCTTTATTACTGCAACGTCGTTGTTTAGTGGTACTGGTTTGACTAGGTTTTCAATCATTTGGTAGCAATCAGATAGGCGCCGTAATTGGCAAAACAATATCCTGAGTACATGCAGGCTAAACCCATATTGCCTTTGAGCGCTTGCTCCGCAGCTATATAAGCGTAGATTAATCCCGTCACAATAATCAGCCAAGAACTCATAGCAAAATGGTATCCCCTTGATATGTCAGATATTTTACAAAAAAATATACCCCCCTGGGGGTATTGAAATAAAAAAGATAGGGGGTGTGTTTCTATGAGCACCTTGAGCATGTGCTTGTGGATACTTTGATAGGGGGTGGGGGGTTAAGTACTTATTGCCGATTACATCGGGTCCACGACGTGCGGGCTTAAGAGGGCCAAGTCGACTAAGAAGCCAAGTTCTACCTAGTTGTAGCTATGTAACACAAATAGCACAAAGTTCTTAAACGAAGGTATCTAACGTGCAAATTATTGAGTAGAGGGGACTTAGGATTCCTTTTTTTAATTTTGGGGTCATGGGGTTGTTACTGCAAACCTTTTCTAACATTGTTAGCCATAGCCCTATTTTTGTTTCCAAAGAATTTGCTTTAGGGGTTATTTTGTGTTATAATATAACCATGCAACAGAGAAGTAAAGGTCAATGTTAGATACCTCTTAAATCTAACAATGTTAGAAAAGGAATTAAATCATGGAAAAGACTTTATTGGCTCAACGTTTAGAAAATGCTCGTAACGCAATAGTGGCAAACGCTGTAAATACTGGTGAACTCATTGGCTCTTATGCTAGTGCAATGCAAGAATCATTTGACATGGTGCTAGAAAATGGTGAGGTTGTTAAGTGGTTTAATCTCAAGGGCAAGGCTAAAGTAGGTGTTAAGGCTGAATATGCTTTATTCGTTGATGCCCTAAAATCTGCTGACCTCGAGGGTAATAAGTATGTTTACTGGCAGAGAGTTAAGGAAGCAAGTGGTTATCAAACTGCAGGTAATACAGTAAAAGCAAGCCTGACTATTGATGCCCGTAACCTTGCTGACCTTAAAACGATTTTGGGTCGCATCTTGAATAACGAATCAGACGATGATGCTGAATTGTCAAATCAAGCAAAATCACACCTAACCGAAGCATTCTCAATTCTAGGTGGTGACATTACCAAAATCTAACAATGTTAGATTTGACCGAAGCCCTGATTCGTCAGGGCTTTTTTTGTGCCCATTCGGTTCGCACCGCGTGGGTTTTTTGTTTCCGCCTAGCAGAATAATGATAGTTCCAAGAAACGATAGGGCGAAACGAGGGAATTTCCTTTGTTAGAGGCAAAACTAACATTGTTAGAAACTGGGCTACAAAACTCTAACAATAGAAGCCTTTATAATCAAGGACTTACAAGCATTGTTAGAAAGTGAAAAAGGACTCTAACAATATAAAAAGCCTTTAGAATCAAGGACTTACAAGCGTTTTTGGGGGTATTGTTAGAAAATGGAGAAAAACTAGGGAACGGAATCTGAAAAGAGCCTTTCACGCAGTGCAAACTTCCAGCACTAAAGCAAAAAGTTCTGCAAGCCTCTCTCTATCTCTATTTTCTCTAACTTTATAACAATATATCTTTTTCTAACACCAAAGCCTTTTACTTATTGGATTTTACATTGTTAGAATTTCTTTTTATTTTTCTAACAATACCCTGTTTTTTCTAACATTACCCCACTTTTTCTAACATTGCTCACTCAACCCAAAACTTGCAATAGGTCTAACAATGTGATACAATATAGGTATGAGTGGGAATATGTTTCTTATCGTTTACATTTATCAGCCGTTCCTAACAATGTTAGTTTTTACAAGGAGAAGTATATGAATCGTTTTATCGCCATCGTTGCCTTAGTAGTTGCACCACTTTATTTCGTGATGCATTTTGTATTGTTTCTATTAGCTAACACAGGAGTCAAATAATGGGCAAACTAAAACAGTCAATCATTGCAGAGCAAGAGAAGCGCCAGTTCGTATTCGACTTTGACGATGAGCCACAGACCATGCAACGCAAACTTACTACTACTCAAATGGTGGCAAGTAACTGGGTTCGTTACTACCATGTCAATAAACTTAAACCGAACACAGAGAAGTATAAGCAAGCGCAACATGCATACCTTTGTGGTATTGGCTTGATGCTAGGTGAGCAGATGCCAACGCTATTGTCTTTGTGTTTATCGAGTGGCAGAGATATTGCAAGTGTAATCGAACGAACACAACCAAGATAATTTTGACAGGAGAATCTAACAATGTTATACGGAATTGATTGTGATTGCGGTATGGAGATTGATGCAAGGAGAGTGGCTATTGGCTACTTTGTATGCCTAGATTGTGGTGACAAGCAAGCTAAGGCTAAGAAGTTTGTAGTCCAAATACCTTACGGCAAAGGCGCATACCAGTATATTCACAACCCGATGGAAGATTTGAAATACACCAACCCAAAGAGGACAACATGAACTACTCAGAGTATTTAAAAGCTAAGTATGGCTCAGACAAGTTTGCTGATGTGTTACGCAAATGCATAGAGGAGAGGAAGAAATGAAAGTAAAGGACAAAGACTATTACGAGTTATGCGACATGGTATTTAGTCTAGGTGCAGAGCAACGCAAGAAAGTTCTAACATTGTTAGACGACATGCAAGACCCAAAAGACCGAGGAACAATCTTTGACCACGCATTGACCAAAGCCTATGAGTATGCAGAGAGTGGGCGAAACGACAAGCTAGCCAAAGAGGGCATTGCATGCGATGCATACCGAGATGGATTTTTAGATGGAGTGGCTTACAGAATGGGTGGGTTCAATGCATAAGTATAAGTATTACAAAGGGCAACGCATTAGTGAGTTGCTTACGCAGATAGATGAGTTGAGTAGGGCATTGGAAGATAACAATGATGCCTATAAAAACGAGACGCAAGCATTAAGAGCAATGGAAGCAATGGCTACGCTAGCAATAGCAAAGGCAAAACTAACCGCACTACAAGGAGAATGACATGATTAAAAGTCTTGACGATATTTTGTTGGATGCAGAAGATGCGTTCTATGAGTTTGATGATGAGCAAGGCAATATCTTTGACGATGATGACCGCATGCTATTCATCGAGGGATACAACCAAGGAGTTGAAGCATTTCGCAAGCAAGCCCTAACATTGTTATACAACATGAGGAGTGAGTGAGATGGGATACCGAAGCACGATAGCGTTTTGCTTATCAGTCAATGAGGAGAACAGGGAGAATGGGGATGGCACTCATTCTCTTTACTTTGATAGGGCTAAGTTCAAAGAGATGGTCGGGTTCATGAAACTAACTAAGTTCTATGAGATTGCGACAGACTCAGAGTATGACTTGCTTAGTAAGGAAAGCCCGCACCTTGGATGGGCAGAGGGCAAGATTGTTTTCTATGCAGAAGATTGGAAGTGGTATTCCGACTATCCATTGGTGGTGGCATTTAACGATATGTGGAATTCGATGCAAGACATAGAGGGTATAAGCGGATACTTCTTGCGAGTAGGCGAGGGTGATGGCAACCAGTTGGATATAGACGAGGAAGAATTCGGAGATGACCCTGACTACCAACACTTTAGCCCCCATGCATCTATGTATTTTAGTGGCGAAGGATTTTTAGGAGAGCAAGATACGAACGAAGAAGCGAAGGAACAGGTGACTACCTAACATTGTTAGGAATATTAGCGTATGTGTATGGTAGTTACAAATAGTAGCGTAGGCATATAACAATTAAGGAGTTATAAATGTTTGGATATAGTAGAAACTCAGGCATCAGTTGGATGCGTGATTATGGGGATGCGTTCCATAAGTATCAGTCCACTACCGATATCAGAGGTAGGGTAAAAGAACCTAAGCGCCCGCTTGGTCAGCGCAAGAGTGTCGATATGTATTCCATCAGACTCAAAGACGATGGCTCGATGGGTGTTGAGTGTGTGCTTTATCAGACCCCAGTTGTTACATTCTACCCAACAGGGCTAGTTGAATTGCGTAGTGATGGGTGGGCAAGTGCATCTACCGCTAGCTTTATCAATGAGGTTACAAACTACTCGGCTCGTATATTTAACGGCTCACTATGTGTAAGCGTAGCTGGTATAGAAAGTAGGATAGATGAAGGTGTCTTAAAGATAGAGGGTAATCGCATCCTTAATCTAGTTGCGGATAAGACCCATTCAGTTATCAGAAGCGAAGCTAACAAAGTTAGAAAACAGTATGCCGAGTTCCTTAAGTATGGTTGTGCATTGGTGCGCCTCAAAGCTGAGGGCTTTCTTCTAGCAGAGTATGAAGAAACCTTTGGCAGAACTAGCAATGGTTCGTTTGTTGGTTTGCCCGAGGGTATAAGCAAATCATACAGGACTAACTTTATTGATGATGTGCATGCGTTCTTTGCATTGGCTAAGGAAAGCGGGGCGGATAAGCATGTTGCTCATTACAAAGCAGTCTTAGCTATGGCTTGGGCATTCGGCTCTAATACTTATAGTGGAAGCTATACCGCAACAGGCACTCATATAAACGAGGCTAGCTTTAAGAGAGCATTCGATAACTTAGTGCTTGGCTATCACAGAGATGAGGTATTTGTGGAGAGGGTAAGAGAAGAAGGACAAGTAAAGAAAGACCCCTATGGCAAATACTATGAGAGTGGATGGGGAAGATTCCATTCTAACAATGTTAGTCAAACCTAAGAACTTGCATTGGGATACTAATTGTGTTACAATATATGTATAGTGGGAATTTATTACATCATAAGTGGTGAATTTCCTAACATTGTTAGGTGTAGTGTAGTAACAGTAGTATGTTTATAGGCAGCCGTAGTAATCATCAATCAATTAAAACGAGGAATCAAAATGGCAGAAATCAATTTCGGTAAGACTGTATCAATCGCACAGGCTTGCAACATCATTCTTTCAACACCAATGAACCGCTACTTCTTAAGAGGTGAGCCAGGGATAGGCAAATCATCTATCCTTAAGACGCTATCCGCAAGCCTACCTGACCATGAGGTGTCATACATTGATGTGCCGAACATGGACTTGGGTGATATCGCTATGCCCGTTATCGACAGAGAAACAAAGACTACTGCCTATTACCCTAACAGTAGATTCAAGATTCATCTTGGCAAGCCAGTCATAACAATGTTAGATGAGTATACGAAAGGCGCAGACCCTATTAAGAACATGCTCCACCCGATGCTCGAGGTAGCTAACCCACGACTAGGTGATATCTCATTACTGCCTGAGTCTATTACTTTCTTGACAGGCAATCTATCTAGTGATGGTGTAGGCGACTCCCTGAAGGCGCATAGTATGAATCGTATTATTCCGCTACATGTAAGAAAGCCTGATGCAGATGAGTGGATTGGTTGGGCTATCAATAACGACATAGCACCTGAGGTTATCGCATGGGTTAAACAGTTCCCGCATGCAATGGCTAGCTATCTTGATGGCTCACAGTCAGACAATCCGTATATCTTTAATCCAAAGAAAGTGCAGTCAGCATTCGTATCGCCTCGTTCATTGGAGAGGGTATCTAACATTGTTAAGGTCAGGTCACAGTTAGATGCCGATAGCTTGATATGTGCAATGAGTGGTGCGGTGGGCGAATCAGCTAGTAGGGATATGCAAGCATACATAGAGTTCTCAGACCAGCTTCCTACATGGGAGTCGGTAGTTGCAGACCCACGACATGCCAAAGTTCCCGAGGGTGCGGGCGCTTGTGCAATTATTGTATTCGGTGCTATCGCTAAGGTTACTAAGGACACCATCAGTCCGTTCATGCAATACCTTGAACGCTTTGAACCCGAGTGGCAAGCATGCTTTGCTATCAACATTGCGAAGTCCCCAAGCAAGCAGTCAGTTGCATTTAGTTCAGCTAAGTTTGCTGATTGGGTGCAGAAGAATGAAGATTTGTTATGACCGAGGAGAAAGTCAAACAACAGGGCAGACCACGCCTTGATAAGGATACTAAGGTTAGCAGAGAAAGGGTAAGGCAGATACAGAACCATGCCCTAGGTAAGCTACGCAAACTTATGTATGAGCGTGGGTATAAGTTCGAGGATTTTTTTGATGACAAGCAAAAGGGAAACTAACAATGTTAGACATAGTAGAAGATAAGCAAGCAGTAAAGGACAAGGAAGAACGCAGACTGAGCAAGATTAAGATTGCCATTATGCGTAACCCTAAATTCGCTTTGTGGTCAGGCTTGATGACTGTTGGTAAAACTAGAGTAGTAGATAGTATCTTTGTTACCACAGCGAACACGAATGGTCGTGATGAGAATTACAGTCGTGATTTCATTAAACGCTTAGACGACAAAGAGTTGGCATTCGTGGTGTTACATGAAACATTGCACAAGGCTTATCGTCATCTGTTTATATGGCGCAAGTTGTGGGAAGAAAACGCACAGATTGCAAACATGGCATGCGACTATGTAATCAATCTTCAGCTAGTGGACATGGATAAAGACCAACAAATGCTAGCTATGCCTATGCATGAGGGTAAGGTAGTAGGGCTAGTCGATGAACGCTTTCGTGGCATGAACGCTAAGCAAGTATTCGACATACTCAAAGAGGAAGAACCTGAGGGTGGGTATGGCGGTGGCGATGGTGGCTTTGATGAACACGATTGGGAAGGTGCGAAAGAACTAACCGAGGAGCAGAAGAAACAATTAGCCAAAGAAGTAGACCAAGCGATTCGCCAAGGACTTATTGCCCATGAGAAGTTAGTAGGCAAGGGCGGCGGTGGACTTAATCGTGAACTCGAGGACTTGATGCACCCTGAGGTGGATTGGAAAGAGGTGCTGAAAGAATTCGTTCGTTCTACTTGTAATGCCAAAGATGCTAGCAGTTGGCGCAGAGTCAATCGTCGCTTCCTCGGTAGTGATATGTATATGCCTACTCTAATAGGGGAGAAGGTAGGGCATCTCGTTATCGGTGTAGATACAAGTGGCTCAGTAGGGGGCAAGGAACTATCAGAGTTTCTTTCCGAGGTGCAAGGCATTGCTGAGGAAGTCCATCCCGAGAAAGTCGATTTGATTTATTGGGATGGGGCGGTGGCTGGTCATGAAGAATACGATGGCAACACAGTTTCTAACATTGTTAGTTCTACCCAACCAAAAGGCGGTGGTGGCACAGACCCGACTTGCGTGATGCATTACTTGAAAGAGAACGCAATTAGACCTGAGGCAATCATCATGCTGACGGATGGATATATCGGTAACTGGGGAGACGAGTGGGATGCGCCAATTCTATGGACTATTGTCAGAAATTCAAAGACTTATGCCCCAGTTGGTAAAACAATTCATATTAAGGAGTAATCGTATGAGCAAAGTAGTGGTAAGTCTTGGGTGGAATAACGAGTATGTATTAGATGCAGACAAGGCTCTAACATTGTTAGATTTACTTAAAGATGCAGAGATATACAAGGAGCAATACCAACCGATAGAAAAGGGCGGGACTAGCTACCATATATTTCAGCATGACAAGGATGTATGCAACATGCGTGTGCTTAGCAAGAACTTTTATAACCTAGCGAAGTTGGCTGGTAAACCTGAGGAGAAGTGATATGAGTATTTCGTCATCTGCAGTATTAGTAGAACTAAACATTAGTGTATGGACTGCTAACAAGTTGGACAAAGGTGCAACCGATAGTGTGCTTGCAAGTAATTCGGCAAGTAAAGATAGCGCACAAGTGCGTAAGAACCTAATGGCTGGCACAGACAAGCGTAAGAAGATAGCTGACTACGCTGCTAGGGCTAGGCTCTACCACAATCAGACTACATTATCGTGGTCAGACAAAGGTGCGAGGCTTCTTCCTACTAGCTTGTTTATGGACTACAAGGCGAACATGAATGTGTATGAGAAGAATATGAACGTAATGATTGCCGACTTCTATACAAACTATGCAGACCTGATTGAGTTATCAAAGCATCACATGGGCGACTTGTTTAATCCTTATGACTATCCTGATATTGATGAGTTGCGTAGCAAGTTTGGATTCCGATTGGTATTCTCTCCGTTGCCTGAGAGTGGGGACTTCCGCTTGGATATTCCGCAACAAGATATGGTCGAGATGCAAGACAAGTATGAGTTGGCATTTAACGACAGGCTAGCAGATGCAATGCGTGAGCCATGGGAGAAGTTGCATAAAGCGTTGAGCCATCTATCTGACAAGCTGACTGACGAAGAGAATCAACAGGTGGATGGTAAGAATACTAAGCGTTATCACGATACCCTTATCACTAGCAATCAGGAGTTGTGCAGTCTATTGACCCACTTGAATGTAACCAAAGACCCATTGCTAGAACAAGCACGACGGGAGTTGGAACTAACAATGTTAGGTTTAGATATTGAAGATATCAAGGATAGCGCAGACTGCCGTAAAGAAGTGAAGTCTAAGGTAGATGACATTCTTAACAAGTTTAATTGGTAAGGGGGACTTATGTTTACTGTGTTAGTAACAATACTTGCAATAACAGGGGCGGTGACTTGGGCTTTTGCCATATATGTTTTGGTTAATATTTATTTAGGAGAGAAGTAAATGACATACGACAATGTAAAACTTAAATCAACAGACAGGGGCGATGGGGTCAAGATAGATTCAAAGATTGATTCCTTCCTGCAACCCTTAATTGAGAAGCTAGCACTCAAGTATCCACAATGGACATTTGAAGAGGACAACACTAACTATAAGTGGGACAACATCAACGGCAAAAGCGTTAAGTCAGACCTTACTGCTACATGCTTTAAGGTAATGGATAAGCGTGAGGAGTTGGGTTCTATATATACGCAAACTTACCACTCTAGCCATGGGCAACAGTTTTGTGTAGATAACTTCCGAGTGCAACAGTTGCGTGAGCGTGGCAACGGCATGAAAACAATCCACGAAAAGAAAGCCCTCAAGCATATAGATAAATTCTTTGGTAAGAAGAACTTAGATGAGAAGTTAGCTGATGCAAAAAACCAAGCGCAACAATGTGTCAGTCGTGTATCTAATGACTTATCCAGTAAGTTTGATTGGGATTGGAATAGATTTACCGAGTTATCAAAACAATTTATTGTGCAAAAACATTGGGAAGAATTTGTAGGTTATGTAGACCAAGCTATCCCTAATGCAAATTTTGATATAAATAAAATGCCCGAAAAGTTTGAGCGTAAGCTAGCTGGTCAGCAAGTTAAAGATGCATTTAATAAAGACGAACATTATCTTATATATGTGGATGGTCAAAACTATGCTATATTTCGCAAGAATGAGCCTACTCAAATTAAAGTAAGCGAAGAGTTGCCTGAGTTTATCCGTAGAAGTGTGGGCATGCTCAAGCTAGTAGATGACAACCAAATACTTAGCGGTATTGGGTGTCGTGTTAACGCAACCACTTATGTTGTGTTGCAACAAATCTAACATTGTTAGGAGAGTGCTATGTTATTTAAAAAGAAATTATCAGTAGTAGCAGAGTCAAAAAAAGAAAGGGTAATCCCTATGATACTTGATAAGAACTCAAGGTTTGTATACACAGGCGGTTCTGATGTATTAAAAACTTTTAAGAAGTATGGGTTCGTTCCGCCTAGTGAGTATCGTGATGACTATTTATTTAAACTTAACAGAGAAACCTCGAAAGGAGAATGATGGATGAGGTAATAAGAAAAGGTAGGGGCAAAGCAAGTAAGCCAGCAATGGTTTACTTTCCCCTTAGAGTTAGCGTAGAAGTAGCACAGTTTTTTGAGGCTTATCCGAACAAAAGCAAAAAGATTCGGGAAGTCTTAGAGCAATTTATAAACAAAGAAAAAGGACTTAAAGATGAGAACAATAAGCAAGAAATCACAGAAGTTAAATGACTATCTAGCAGAGAACCCTGATGTAAAGGCTAGCATGGTAGCCAAGTTGTTTAAAGCAACAGTGCAGTCTATATATCAGCGTAGGGCTAAACTAAAGTTGGCAGCGGGTAAAAGTGCAAAGCGTGGTCGCCCTCGCCAGATACCTTCAACGCTTGTGCCTAACGCAGTAATGTCAATGGCAGTATATGCGGATGATAAGGTGAATAGCCCGAGCCACTATAAAGTAGGTGGTATTGAGACTATCGACTTTATCGAAGCTAAAGGTTTGGACTACCATTTAGGTAATGTAGTCAAGTATATTAGTCGTGCTGAGTTCAAAGATACTAAGTTGGAAAACCTAAAGAAAGCACAATGGTATCTCAATCGTGTGGTATCTAACTTAGAGAAATAATATTAGGGGGGTAAGTTTACTCGCTACTACTAGTAGCCTTGTAGATGCAAATGTGGTGGCTCTCGGCTAGTTCCCCCCAAGACATTTCGACTAGCCGAATCCTTATAGCCCGACGAGGGGCGGGTAATCTACATACCCCCTCATTTTCTTCTTGCCTTGACAAAGTCAAACCCTGTGTTATCATAAGGGCATGGCACAAACACCCGAAAAAAAAGTAAAAGACAAAGTTGTAAAGATACTAAAGAAGCATGGTATCTATTACTTCTTCCCCGCAACGCATGGCTTTGGGCGCTCAGGTGTGCCTGATGTTGTGTGTTGCTTTAACTCATTATTCATGGGCATAGAATGCAAGGCTGGAACTAATAAGCCTACTGCACTACAAGAAAAAGAAATGGCAGACATCCGTAGTGCGGGTGGAGTGACCTTTGTTATCAACGAAACGAATCTAACAATGTTAGAAAGTTGGATTACGGATGAAAATTTTGACTTTGATGGGAGATGCTAATGAATCAAGGAGTTCAGATTTTATTAGAGCGTATGCGTAGCAACCCTGATGAATTTATACCGACTGTGCATGGGTATTACCCTAAAAAATGGCAAGACATTTTACTTGCCATTCAAATGCGAGCCGAAGGGGGTAAGGACTACCAAGACCAACTACCTTTCCTCAGCAATGAGGAAGTCAAAGCCCTATGGGATGGTATGCAACAACTACAGGGCGAGCTGTTTACTAAGAAGGTTATGAATATTCTGCTACAAGATGCAACGGAACTATCATCTTCTTTCACACAACTCTCGGACGATACGATTTATATTAAAAACGATGGTGCAGTATCAGGAACAATTACTGGAAAGTTGCGTTACCCATGAAAATATACTGCATTGATTTTGAGACCTATTACTCTCAGGCCTACTCATTAACTAAATTAACCACCGAAGAATACATCCGTGGAGAGGAGTTTGAGGTGATTGGTGTTGCCGTACAAGAACAAGGTGGGGACCCGCAGTGGTTTAGTGGTACTCAAGAAGCCACAAAGAAATGGCTAGAACAGTTTGAGTTTGAGAACAATCTAGTATGTGCCCACAATGCCATGTTTGATATGGCTATCCTTAGTTTTGTATTTGATATAAGACCTAAGTCCATTGCGGATACTCTATCAATGGCAAGAGCAATATACGGAACTGAAGTTGGCGGAAGCCTTAAAGCATTAGCTGAATACCATGCGATTGGTGTTAAAGGCACAGAAGTATTACAGGCATTAGGCAAGCACAGGATTGACTTTACCCCCGAAGAATTGCGTTCCTATGGCGAATACTGCAAAAATGATACTGCGCTAGCCATGCAGTTACTAGAGATATTGGGCGAAAGTTTTCCTGTGGTTGAGTTTAAGTTGATTGACTTGACCATCCGTATGTTTACTGAACCTACTCTTCAGTTGTACAAGCCCTTGTTAGAAACGCACCTCAAAGCGGTACAAGATAAGAAAAGCGCCCTTCTTGATAATGGATTGCTAACCAAAGAGGCACTACTGAGTAACGATAAGTTTGCTGATTTGCTAAAGACATGTGGGATAGAACCACCTACTAAAATAAGTCCAGCTACAGGAAAAGAAACCTGGGCATTTGCTAAAACGGATGAGGGCTTTAAAGCATTGCTTGAACACGAGAATCAAACTGTGCAGTTATTAGCAACAGCTCGTCTTGGCATTAAGTCTACACTAGAAGAAACAAGGACTGAACGCTTTATTGGTATTGCGGATCGGGGTTTACTACCTATACCACTACGCTACTATGCGGCTCATACAGGGCGGTGGGGCGGTGATGACAAAGTTAATTTACAAAACCTACCAAGAAGTTCACCACTTAAAAGTGCAATTCGTGCCCCTAGTGGTTACAAGATAATTGATAGCGACTCATCGCAGATTGAGGCTAGAACATTAGCGTGGTTGGCTGAACAGAATGATTTGGTTGATGCATTTGAAAGGGGTGAAGATGTTTACAAGATCATGGCATCGTCTATATATGGCAAGAGCGAAGAAGAAATTACGAAGGATGAAAGGTTCGTCGGGAAGACTACAATTCTCGGATGTGGCTACGGCATGGGCAGTAAGAAATTCCAAACCCAACTCAAGACTTTCAATGTGGAAATTGAGGAGGGGGAATCCAATCGTATTATCCAAGTCTACCGCGAGACTTATGACTGGATTCCTGCTCTTTGGAGAAAAGCGGGGTTAGCTTTAGATGCCATCATCAACAATCAAAGCATGTCGTTAGGTCGGGTTGGAGTGCTAGAGGTTGAAGGTATAAAAGGCATTCGTCTGCCAAATGGGTTGTATATGAAGTACCCAAACCTACGCAAGATAACTAATGAACAAGGTAAGACCGAATATGTATACGACACCAAAAAAGGTAAGGCAACTATACCTAACAGAATATATGGTGGGAAGGTTATTGAGAACGTATGTCAGGCTTTAGCTCGCATTATTATTGGCGAGCAGATGCTACAAGTAGCAAAGAAATACAAGGTTGTAATGACTGTGCATGATGCGATTGCTTGCGTAGTACCTGAGGCAGAAGCAAAGACAGCTCAAGAATACGTCGAGTTGTGTATGAAGATGCGACCAAAGTGGGCATTAGAGTTACCACTTAGTTGTGAGTCGGGCATTGGCAATAGTTATGGTGAGTGCTAGTGGGCAAGATTAATAAACACTACAACGATTATCAAGACCGTGAAGTATTGCGGTCATTGGGTACACATCCTTGGACTGGAGCTTTACCAGCAACGTATTATATTGAGGAAGATATTACTTATGAAACAGTTGACCCTGAGACTATTGAAGCGTTGATTGAGTATAGAACTGCTGAGGATGATATTGAATTAAATGACCTTAGACGAATTACACAAGATATGCTAGATTCAATGACCCGTAGAGAAGCTAAAATATTGCGTTTGCGGTTTGGTATTGGGCTTGCGCAAGAAAGCACTCTTGACGAGATTGGTCATGTGTTTAATTGCACTAGAGAACGTATTCGTCAGATTGAAGCTAAAGCATTGCGCAAGATGCGTCACTTTAGTAGGAGCAATCAGCTTAGGGTGTTTGTTAATGATGATGCTACTTGTTCATTATGGGATAGGTTGTTAGAACCAGTCCCCACGATAGATGATTATGAAGGTTGGGGATACATACAGGCTGTTGAGTTTCTTGAACGAGACATGGTTGCTTGGAGAAAAAGAAATGACGAAGCAATTAAAAAATTAACAGACGCTAAAAAGAATTTAAGAGGACTAATATGAACAATGAACCAGTAGTGTGGACTGCTTGCTTGGATTGTGGCAAAAGGGTTACAGGGGATTCTATTCATACTTGTTCACCACAGTTAAAGACACTAACAGATGAAGAAATAATTGAGGTGTGGAATGCGTTTGAAAGAACTGACAACATACCAATTATTGATTTTGCTAGAGCAATACTAAGAAAGGCACAAGAGAAATGAATGATGAAGATTTAAGACAGGCTTTTGCTTTAATGCTAACGGCTGGGTTTGCAATTAAAGGCGAGATAAACCCAAAAGCAATATGGGATATAGCAGATATGCTTGTTGAGGCAAAAAATAATAATGAAGAAGAACTTGGAATCGCAGCGGTTAAAACAAAAAGGCAATATGTCCGAAAAACTGACTATAAATGAGGTGATGGATGAAGTGCTACCGTTACTTGTACAGAAGTATGTAGTGCCGAAGTTTGATGGGATAACAGATGTAACTTACACAATAGGTAAAGTACCCCGAAGGAGAAAAAGATGAAGAAAATATTATTAATTACAGGATTGTTAGGGGCATGCTCGTCATCCCCTTATATAGACAACTCCAAGCTACCTGATACTACGCTACTAGTAGATAAAGAACTTACACAAATGAGCCGAAATCAAGTGATAATGGCGGTTCAAGAGTGCGAATCTAGTGGGCTTAGACCAGTCATGGTTATGTCTAGACGCAAGATAAACGGCTACTTGTCAGACGTCCCAGTTGATGTAACTTGCTCACCGAGATACGGAAAATAATATGCCAGCATGGTCATACAGTAGCTTAAAAACATTTCAACAGTGCCCTAAAAAGTATTACCACTTAAAGGTTGCTAAGGATGTGAAAGACGACGGCAGTGAAGCTACTATCTATGGCAAAGAACTACACAAGGTAGCAGAAAATTACGTACGTGATAACGTACCAATTCCCGAGCGTTTTAAATTTATCCAAAAAACAGTAGATGCGCTTAAGAACATCCCAGGTGAGAAGCATACTGAGATTGAATTAGGTGTAACCAATACTGGCGGGAAACTTAGTGCCTGTGGGTTCTATGACAAAAATGCGTGGTATAGAGGTATTGCAGATTTACTAATCATTAACGGTGACGAAGGCTATTTGGTTGACTACAAAAGTAGTAAAAATGCCAAGTATGCAGACTTAAAACAATTAGATTTATTAGCGGCGGCGGTATTTATACACTTCCCTGATATTAAGAGTCTTAAGTCTGCTTTGATATTCGTAGTTAGTAACGAATTTGTTAATAAAGAACACAGTTCACAGCACAAATTAGCTTATTTTGAGCACGTTCGGTTTGATTTAGAGCGTCTTGAAGTGGCTATGAAAACAGGGGTATGGAATGCAGTATCGAGCCCGCTATGTGGCTGGTGTCCTGTAAAAACATGCCAAAACTATAAAGAAAGAAGAAAATGAACGACGAGAAAATGCCTTTGGTACTAAATAAACCTGATTTTAAATATGAATTTAATTCTTGGTTGCCAATTCAATTAACTGTTCAAGTCGGAGAAAACGGACACAAAACAGAAGCCCAAAGCCTTATACATATCAGGACAGATAATGGTGGGTATCCTATGACTTTAGCAGTGCAAACAGGGGATTACTCAAATCGTAAATGGCAAGTAGTAGAAGATATATATGACATAGGTATTTTAGTAGAGGGCAGTTGGGAACGTCAGGGGCTTATAGAAGCTTTGCAACGGGCTGGCTTGATGTTGATGCCTTATTACGGCAAAATGGATAGCAACCTACAGGAGGAAGAAAATGCCTTACAAGAACAAATCAGATCGTAAATACACACAAGCCACCGCTTACGAGGATACTCCTGAGCAAGTAAAAAATAGAGTTGCACGAAACAGAGCACGTGCCCAGTTAATGAAAGAGGGAAGGGTATCAAAAGGGGATGGAAAAGACGTTGACCACATTAAGCCTCTCAGCAAGGGGGGCTCAAGCTCTAAAGGTAATCTCAAGGTTAAATCCGCTAGCAGTAACCGTTCGTTCAGTAGAAACTCAGACCACACGGTTAAGCGGAATGTCTCAAAAAAGTAGCATCCTAACTGATTACGATTGGCCTGGAAAATACAAGCCTTTTGCACATCAGAAACAAACCGCTGATTTTTTAACACTTAACCGAAAAGCCTTCTGTTTTAACGAACAGGGTACGGGTAAAACGGCTAGCGTAATATGGGCATGCGACTACCTCATGAATCTAGGGGTAATAAAACGTGTGCTTGTTATTTGCCCGTTATCCATTATGAAATCAGCGTGGCAAGCCGACCTATTTAAATTTGCTATACACCGCACATGCGATGTAGCTTATGGCGAAGCTAAAAAACGCAGGAAGATAATTGAAGCTGGCGCAGAGTTTGTCATTATTAACTTTGATGGGGTAGAGATTGTTAAAGAAACCATATTAAAAGGTGGTTTTGATTTAGTTGTAGTTGATGAGGCAAGTGCCTATAAGAACGCACAAACAACCCGCTGGAAGACCCTTAAAGAAGTAGCTAACAGCGTTAAAGGCATGTGGATGCTTACTGGTACTCCAGCAGCCCAATCCCCCGTAGATGCCTATGGTTTAGCAAAGATTATCAACCCTGATAAAACCCCTAAATTCTATGGTCAGTTCCGTGACCAAGTTATGTATAAAGTTGGCATGTATCGCTGGCTACCTAAACCCCAAGCTCAGCAAGTTGTACATACAGTATTGCAACCCGCTATACGGTTTGAGAAAGACCAATGTCTAGACCTACCCGATGTAACCTTTGTAGAACGGGATGCCCCCCTAACTGCCCAGCAAATGAAGTATTACAGATTGCTTAAAAAACAAATGGTTATGTCAGCCGATGGTGAGCAAGTAACTTCTGTAAACGCAGCGACTAATATCAACAAGCTTCTTCAGATCTCTGGCGGTGCAGTGTATACGGATACTAGAGAAGTTATAGAGTTTGATGTATCCAACAGATTACGTGCAATCCAAGAGGTTATTGAAGAGGCTTCGCACAAGGTCCTGGTCTTTGTTCCGTTTACTCATACTATAGAATTGCTAAAGGCATACCTTACCAAAGCAGGCATAACGTGTGACGTTATTAATGGGCAAGTTAGCGTTAATAAAAGACACGAAATAATCAATGACTTTCAAGAAACAGATAAGGTGCAAGTGCTTATCATACAGCCCCAAGCTGCGTCACATGGGTTAACCCTTACAGCCGCCAACGTAATAATTTGGTACGCTCCTGTGACTAGTGTAGAAACATATCTACAAGCTAATGCACGTATTAACCGCCCTGGACAAAAGAATGCTATGACAATCGTGCATATAAAAGGTAGCGAAGTTGAAGCTAGACTGTATAGCATGTTGTCTAGTAACATAGACAACCACGTAAAAATAATAGACTTGTACAGGCAAGAAATTATTTCTGATATAGCTTGACAATGTCAAACAGTGTGGTAGTATGGAGGTGTGGTAACAAAGGAGCTAAACATGGACAATTTGCACGAAGTACCAGCTGATATATTGGCTGAAACATATATAAAAATAAGAGATAAAAGAGCCGAGTTAAAAGAGCAATTTGAATCTCAAGATGAAGCATTAAAAGAGCAACAAGATTTATTAGCAGAAGAAATGCTAGAGGTTTGTTATGAGAATAACGCCGATAGTATTAAGACACCAGCAGGGACAATTATTCGTAAAGTGGATACACGGTACTGGACGACTGATTGGGATTCTATGTATCAGTTTATTGAAGAACATGATGCATACCCCCTGCTCGAGAAGAGATTGCATCAAACCAATCTTAAGCAGTTTCTCGAAGAGAATCCCGAACTGTTACCTGCTGGTTTACAAGCAGACAGAAAATACACCGTGGTCGTTAGAAGGAGCAAATCATGAGCAACATTTCTATTTTTAAACAAGAGTCATCCCCTGTAGCTGGTCGTGAGGTTAGTGAATTATCTAAATCACTAGCTGGTAATGGTGGTACTTCCCGTCGTATTACTATGTCTAAAGGTGTGTTTCGTCGCATCGTAAATGGCAAAGAAGCGGGTAAGATTAAAGGCGGTAGTATGAACGTCATTGTTGTTAATGCGTTACCTAAAGTATCTCGTCAATACTATGCATCTTCATTTGATCCTGATGCGGCGCCTACTCTGCCAGACTGCTGGTCAAACCTAGGTGATGTACCTGACCCTAAAGCTGCTAACCCACAAGCATCAAGCTGCGCTAATTGCGAACAGAACATTGATGGCTCAGGCACAGGCGGTAAAGGTCGTGCATGTCGTTTTAATCGTCGTGTAGCCGTATTGCTTGAAGGCGATATGAGTGGCGAGGTATACCAATTTAATATCCCTGCTAAGTCTTTGTTTGGTAAGGGCACTGGTAACACCCACCCATTTGAGAGCTATATTAAGTTCTTGCCAGCTAACGGCGAAAGCATTGATCGAATCATTACTCAGATTTCTTTTGATGAAGATGAAACTGCTGACGTATTAAAGTTCACTCCTGTACGTCATTTAAGCAATGAAGAAATTGATGTTGTAGAAGAAGCTCAACAAAGCGGTGACAGCAAACGGGTTATTCAGTTAACCGTAGCTCAGCAAGATGGTGTTGTTAAGCTACCCCCAGCAGCTAAAACTCCAGCGGTTGCTAGAGAAAAGGTTGAAGTTGAAGAAGTACAAGAGCCTGTTAAACGTCCGTCTAAGAAAGCAGAAGCGCCCTCTGCTACACCTAAAGCTGCATTGGCTGATGTAATTAGCGCTTGGAGTGATAACTAAAGTGAGCTTAGGGTACAGTGCCAATACTATTTTGCTAAACAAAAAAGCAGATGTGAATCGGCTCGGTGTATCGCTTGGTAGGGCTGCTATAAAAAAAGGTGTATCAGTAGTTGATATTGCATCGTCATTAAGTGTAAGTCGACAAACTGTATATAACTGGTTCGTGGGGGCTTACGACCCTAAAGCAGACCAAGCCAAGAATATTGCCAAACTACTAGCAAGACTTAAGTAAACTGTAAGACCGTGCAAACGGAGGGGGGAGTAGTCCCCCCATTTTTAACAAAACGAGAACACATATGACTAACCTTGATCTATTAAACAGAGTGCTTGCCGAAGATGGCTGGTACGCTGTGCTTGGGATCAAAAATAAGTCCGTGATACAAAAGCTTGTTCAAACACGTGAAGAAGTAATTGAAACATCTGAAAAGTTTATAGCTGAAAAAAGAGATGTGTACTTCGGTTGCTCTAAGTTCGAGACCAGTGATAACCGCACAAAAGATAACGTAAAAGTAATTAAGGCATTTTGGATTGACCTTGATTGCGGAGAAGCTAAAGCGGAAGTTAACGAGAAGACTGGCAGACCTGATGGCTATATTGACCAAGCAACAGCCTTACAAGAGTTTAAAAAGTTTTGTGAGACTATCGGACTACCCAAGCCAATCTTAGTAAATTCAGGCAGAGGCATACACGCTTATTGGCCTCTTAGTGCACCCGTAACACGTGCTGAGTGGGAACCAGTAGCTAATCGCTTGAATGAGTTGTGCGTTATACAAAAGCTATATGTAGATGCTTCCGTATTTGAAGCGGCTCGTGTGCTTAGGATTCCTGGGACGTTGAACTTTAAAGACGAACCACCTAAGCCAGTAGAAGTAATCGACATGAGCGCGGAAGATGTTGAGTATGAAGATATCAAAAAGATATTAGGTGTATCGGAGAAAGCCTTTCAGCCCAAAGTAACCCAAGAGTTATCTGAGTTACAAAAAGCCATGGCTGCCAATACTACATTTAAGTTTGGCAAAATTATGATGCGTAGTGCAAAGGGTGAAGGATGCGCCCAGTTGTTGCACTGCTATCAAAACCAAGATTCAATTAGTGAACCCCTATGGTTTAGCGCTCTTTCAATTGCACACCGTTGCACAGATAGAGAAACTGCAATTCACAAGATTTCAGATAATCATTCAGACTATTCGCCTGAGGATACAGAAGCTAAAGCAAGCCACACAGAGTTTGCTCATACATGTTCAACATTTGAAAAACATAATCCAGGGGGTTGTGAAGGATGCCCTTGGAAGGGTCGTATTAAATCCCCAATTAATTTGGGTAGAGAAGTAGTTAAGGCAGAAGATACTGAGGTGGAAGAGACAGAATCAGAAGCTATTCAAAGCCTTTCTATACCTTCATACCCAAACCCATATTTCCGTGGTGGTAGTGGCGGAGTATACATACAGCCCAAGGAAGAAGAGGAAGATGCTCAGTGCGTTTATGAGCATGATCTGTATGTAGTCAAACGCATGAAAGACCCAGACCCCGAGATTGGTGAAGTTGTATTAATGCGGGTGCATTTGCCTGCAGATGGAATACGTGACTTTATTATTCCGCTAGCTATTGTTGGCTCTAAAGACAGACTTAGAGAAGCGCTGGCTACTAATGGGGTGCTAGGTTACAAAAAACAAAACGACCTAATAACGCATTACGTTATGACATTTGTCAAAACGCTGCAATACAAGAAGAAAGCAGAACTTATGAGAACACAATTTGGATGGGCTGATAAGAACAGTAAGTTCATTATTGGCGATAGAGAGATTAGCAAGGATGGTATTTTCCATAGCCCACCGTCAGCTGCTACTAAGCAGTTTTCAGAACACATGCACCCTATGGGCACACTAGAAAAATGGAAAGAGGTGTTTAATCTTTACTCCGCCCCTGGTTTAGAACCGCATGCATTTGCCGCTCTTACTGCGTTTGGGGCCCCTTTACTAAAGTTCACTGGACATAGCGGAGCAATCATAAACTTAATCCATAAAGAATCAGGTACGGGTAAATCAACAGCTTTGTATATGTGCAACAGCGTCTACGGGCATCCCGATAAGTTAGCAGCCATTTGGAAAGACACGCTTGCAGCTAAGATGATTCACTTGGGTGTGATGAATAACTTACCGTTCACTGTGGATGAGATTACCAACATTAGTCCTGCAGACTTCTCAACCCTAGCTTATAGCATGTCCCAAGGACGTGGTGCAAACCGTTCTAAGTCCAGCGCCAATGAGCTTCGCACCAACACAACCACTTGGCAGACTATGTCTTTAGCCAGTTCTAACGCTAGCTTCTATGAAAAACTAGGAGTGCATAAAAACAGCCCAGACGGTGAGATGATGCGACTATTAGAGTATCGGATACACCCAACCAATATTATCCCTAGCGCAGTTGCAAAGCAGATGTTTGACCACCAGTTGAAAGAAAACTATGGACACGCTGGGGATATTTACTGTTCATATCTAGTTAACGAGTTGGAAGAAGCTATTGGCGGAGTACGTGCAGTCCAAGCCCGTATTGACCAAGAAATGAAACTAACAAACCGTGAACGCTTTTGGTCTGCTCTTATAGCTTGTAACCTTACAGGCGGAATCATTGCACGTAACCTTGGTCTAATTAACTATGACATGAAGGCTATATATAACTGGGCAATGACGATGTTAACTGAAGTACGTAATGAGATTGCACCGCCTACTAATAATGCTGGCTCTGTAATTGGTGACTTTATGAACCGCCATATGCGCAGTCTGCTGGTAGTAAACGATGAGGTAGACAAGCGTACCAAGATGCACTCTGTACCCCTACAGGAGCCCTATAGCAATGAGTTAGTAATGCGCTATGAGCCTGACACCAAGAAGTTATTTATCGTAGCTAAAGCCTTTAAAGCGTACTGCGTTGAGTTCCAAGTAGGTTACAGGGATACGCTAACTGAGCTGGGTAAGAACGGCACATACGTAAATGCTGGAAATAAACGCATGTCTAAAGGTATGAAGATTACATCGCCAGGGGTACATGCACTTGAGTTTGATTGCACCATCCCTGATTTTATTGACATCGAAGGCATCGTAGAAGCGGCTAAAGAAAATGCTAATAGAGAAGATAAGCTACAAAATTAATTGGAGAAACTTCAAGCAGGGGTACTCGTTCTTTATCCCTTGCTTAGATACGTCTGCAGCTGAAGATGAATTGCTACGTGTTACAAAAAGATTAAAGATGGAAATCTTTATGAAGGTGTCAGTTGAAGAGGGAATAAAAGGTTTACGGGTGTGGAGAATTTAATCTATACTTTGAGCATGCAGTTTCTCGTCTGCATGTCCTCGGAAGAAGCTCCTTCCACACCTTAGCCCCCGCCTAGTGCGGGGGTTTTTTATTGTCCCTCTGGTACTGGGGCTGCCCGTTTAGCAGAAGGAAGCAAGTAAGGCAGTAACTTCTCATCCATATACTGACCACGGTAAGTTAAACCACGTTTCTTAGCATAATTCTTAAGTGAGGAGTCAATCGTATCTGCTTCAATCAAGAACTTCTCCATAGGGTAGCGTTTGTTGTATTCACGTATTTGATTAAATACAGTCTTTAACTCGCCAGGCCCTTTCTCCGCATCAAATACAACCTCATCTAGACGTTTAAGTATTTCAGCACGTTTATTTTGCGCCTCAACAAGTTGTTTTTGCATTGCAAAGTTGTGTTCTTGTATGCGAGCAAGACGGCTAGATTGGAATCCAAGCGTTGTAGCTATTAAGTTAAGGGTGTTAATTTCTTCTCTCTTAAGCATATCCGCACCACCTTTTGTCTCCGCACCTTCTGTACCAATACGATAAGCAGTTAAAGAACCTTTAAAGAATGCAGGTACAAGTTTTTCTAACCCACGAATAATACGTCCGTTGTTAAAATCATCAACTACACCAGTTATATTTATACCTGTAGATACACCAGGACCCATATTAGCAATAATGTTGTTAATAACAGTTTCAGTAAAATTTCTACCTGGCTTAGCTTCTCTAAACCACATGCCATCAAAAGAGGTACGGGAACCAATGTTAATGTCAGTTAAGGCAGATACAGGACCTTTCTCTAACATATCACTTAATCTGTGCTGGCGACCATCTAAACCCGTTACCATGTTGTTGCCAAAGTATTTAGGTAAGAAATCATAGCGGAAACGTAAGTTTGAATCTTCTGCAGTTAATGGGTTCTTAGCACGTCGGGCTTTCTTTTCTTCGTCATCGCCACTAAAGAACGCATCAATAACGGAGCATATTAAACTATATCCAGGCATACCTACTAATCCGTGGAACATACCGCCCATGACCAAGACGCCAGCTAAACGGTGCATAGCTTCAACACGTTGTTCTATAGGGGTAGAAAGACGAATAATTTGATAACCATTACGTAGGAAGAAAGACGTCATAAAGACTGCATACATCTTGAACTGCCCAACAGTTTTACCAAATGCGTTACGAAGAATACGTGGTCTATTAAAATTATCGTAACGGCCCAGAAGTTCATGTGTTGTATCTACTGCCTTATCCACAGACTTTTGAAAGTCTTTTGTTTTTGCGTACTCAAGTTCAAACGCCATCATGTAAGTTAATTCTCGGCTCATACGCTCAGAGCCATTAAACATAGCAGTTATACCGTTAAGGCCTACACGAAGTGCTGTTCCTGGCAAGTTCTTAAAAGAGGAATCTGGGGTACGGTTTCTGTTTGTCAGAACAGAAGTATTGGTAAGAGTAGTTACTTCTCTATCTATTGCGGCTTGAAAAGCCCGCTGCAAAATAGGGCTGCTTTTAACCATCTTAGAAGAACCCATAGAAGGCGCAGTAAACTCTACGTCTCCATTAGCTTGTTCTTGGGTAATGCCCATAGACTTCCAAATTTGAGAGTACTTTGCAAACGCTTTAGCAGATGCACCATAACCGTACTCTGCATTTAAAGAAGGCATAACCATAACAGGTACAGAAGCCATCTGAGTAGCAGCAGATGCCGCACTAGTAAGCAGCATAAGGAACGCAAACTGATTAACCCTTGTTGCTATTTTTCCTGGGTCAGGCGGATTAATTTCTTCTTGCGCACGTTGGCTAAGCTCGTTTACAAACAACTCCATCTTGGCGCGTTCCATAGCGGGCATACCCTCTAAAGAATCTCTTGCGCGTTGGATTGAAGCTGTAATATCGTTTGCGTATTTTAGTTTAGACAACTGGTTTGCATAACTAGTAGCTGAGTTTTTAAAGTTACGGAAGATATCAGATGTAAAACCAGTAACATTCTCAGAATGCAAGAACTGCTTACGGAAGCTACGCTCAGGCATAGTCATTAAGTAAGTTTGATAAAGCTGGTCTTTTAGTTCTTCTTTAAAAGCAGCATTAGCTTCTGCCGCTGTAGCATATTTACTAGAATCAAACTTAGGGTTTACTACTGTCTCGTCAATTGCAGCAAACATTTCTTGCAACATAACACTGCTATCTTGGAAGTCTTTACGTAAAGAAGTTATGTCATCCCCCGCTGAGAAATTGGGGTCATCTATTTTTAAACCAAGTTCTTTAGATCTTTCTAATAAAAATTTATTGCGTTCTCTACCACTTTCAAATAAGTAAAACTCTCGTCCAGTAGGCCCTTTAGCTACACGTAACCAGTATTTGCCGTAGCGCAAGAATGGGAAATACTCTTCTGGCAATGACGGCAATTCTAGCCCATCATAATCTTCATCTTTTCCACCTTTGGTTTGCTCTTGCATTAAGCGCACTGACTTGAGCAACTTAGCTTTAGCGGCATCATCAATCTTTAAAGCGTCAATTTGGTCATTTAATAAAGTGCGGGTGGCAGTGTAATTATCAATGTAGAACTGGCGAACCATTTCATACATCTCGTGCCCACCCTTTTGCTTACCTAGGGCATCCCACTTTGCATATACTTTGTTAATACTGTTAATACGTCTAGTTCTTTGCCCTGTATAAGCTGCTTTTTGTTCTTTAGTACTATTTGGATTAGCTATAAGAGCATCATAGTGTTTAACGATAGGGTCTTGGGCAATATAAGTTGCAGCATCAGGTGCTTTGGTAGGGCTAACTTTTTCTAAACGGGCAGTATGCATAGCGTCAGCTAAAGTCTGCATACCATTTTTACGTACAAAAGCCCCTAACTTATCAGCTTTCTTAGCCGAAGCAGCTAACATTCTGGTGCGCATAGCAGACATTTCTTGCTGTAGCTTGTCTGATTCTTCTAAGCCAGGAATCTGATCGCCTTTCCAGCGCAGTATGTCTACTGTCTGCATATTAAAGAGCATGGCGCTGATAGCCTCATTGCCCATTGCAGCATAATTTAAGTTAAATAAATCTTTATAGTCTTCAAAGGTATGACCGTCTGGAATCATACTGCCAACCAAACCTGTAGTAGTTGTTGAGTTCTTAGATAGACGAAGTTTTTCCTCAGTCTTATCAACTTTCTTGGCCGCAGTGTTTGCTTTCTTAGCTGCGTTAGCTTCTTCAGTTGGGCTTACTTCTTGTTCTTTAATACGTAGCAGCTTATCTGTAATGATGACTAAGTCTTGTAAAGCGGACTTGTGATCTTCGCCCATATTAAACATGGTGCGTAAACTTTGAACAAAACGAGTAAAGAGTTTGCTAATAACCCCAGGTTTTTCACCAAAGTACTCACCAGGTGCTAATGCTAAGAATTCTTGCATAGCAGGTGTAGTTAGACCGTAGGCTACAAATTCCTTAATATCTGTAAAGGCATCATAAGGAATAGCTAACATTGCATTACTAAGCATGCCTTGTTCTTTAAGTTTGTCGTATAGCATCCCTGCTTCAGCCATTGTTTCTTCTAATTCTTTAACGGCAACACGAAGTTCGTTAGGAATAGGGCGACCCTCTAACTTAGCTTGTAAATAAGAGTTAATACGTTTAACGGTTGCACCGTGCAAAGCTTCGTGTAAGAACACAGTATTGTTAATACCGCCTTCACGCAATAAATAAATTGTATTACGGCCTGGCACATAAAGACCAACTGCACCATTCATACTATTTTGCAAAGACTTGCTAGGTAAATCTAAGTGGCTGTCTACAACTACCAGCTTTACTCCATTAAGGTAAGGTGCAAGTCGTTTTGCTAATGCTTTTTCAAATGCATTGCCATTTTTAGTAAGCCAAGTTAATGCTGCTCTAGCCTGAGTAAACGTTTCAAACTTAGGATTATCTTCTCCGTTTGTGTATTCAACTAATTGAGCACGGGATGGAGCATTTAATTTTTGTCGTGTTTCAGCACGGTTCTTAGCAAGCTCACGTTCTTGTGGCGTAGCTTTTGCTAGTAAGGCTTTAGCAACGGTACCCGCTTTATTATTACGATGTGCAGGGCTAGTAGATAGTACATGCGCATCTTCCAGTGCTTGGCGACGGCGCTCATTAAATTCGTTTTGAGCTACCTCAGCAGCATCAATACTTTCAAACTGTTCTGGATCAAAAGTTTCATCCATAACCTTCTGAGATTTTTCAGCTAGTCTAATAGCATCTCTAGTAGCTGCTTGTGAACCCTTACGAACTTCGGCTTTAGCGGCTTGTTGTTCTGGGGTAAGCACCGCCTTAGGTCTGCCAGCTTTCCCTTTAGTTACTTTAGGTATGGCCGATTGTGTAACGTCAGGAGTTACAGTAGTTTCTTCTGTTTGGTCAGGCGTGATAGTTTCTGAAGAAGGAGGGGTAGGTTGCCCCATAGCCTCCACCATTTGTTTTTGGCGCAGACTTTCAGTAGCTGCTTTAAATGCTTGTTCTTGGGTTAAGTTGTATTTAGTTTTTAAACTAGCTACTAGTGAACTAAACTCATTTTCTGTTCCAGCTCCAACATTTCCAGGAGTCCCGCTAGTTCCGCCCAATCCGACAGGTTGAGCTCCAGGAGTTCCTTTGGTAGTTTGTTGTAAGGTAGTTTGTACGTTAGGTGCTGAAACGCTAGACTCACGTGCTCTGGTGATAAGTTCAGGTTCATATCCTGCCTCCTTTAAATCTTCTTCTGCCAATCTTCCCGCATCTTCACGGGAAAAGCCACTACTTTCATAACGAGTTACAGCATCAAGGTATTCTTTTGTTAATGTATCTTCTTCATTAGTAGTTTGTTCTTTACCAGCAAATCTTTGCTTGACGCTATCTATAAGCGCACCAAGCTCTTCTTTATTGGAAGTATTAAAATCTTCTAGTTTTTGTTTTAGCGAACTAATAACCCCAGGTTTTTCTTCAGTGGTTTGTTCTGGCGCTGTTTGTTGTTTGGGCGGAACAAATCCTTGTTGCTCCATTAATTCACGTGCTGTAGGTACTTTATCGCCTTCAGGTACTTTTTCATTAAATTGTTTGGCTACTCTGTTAGCAGCGGCACCGCCACCTAACATCATACCGCCCTGTACTACAGTAGCTACCATAGTATCGGCAGCACCTTGTAAAAATTCTTTAATGCCAGCCTCGGGGTTCATGCCGTAGCCTTTATCTACTGCAAACTGACCAGCGTAGGTTAGTTGTTCACCTGGAATCTCTTTAACTAAAGCTTTTGAAAAGTAACCAGCTAGTTCTTTAAGTGGTACACCTTTAGCAGCTGCTTTAATACCCTCTAAAGTATTGCCCAATCCAAACTTTTCCCCAATAACTTCAAACGCACCGTATAGTGCGGATCTACCTGTGCTATCCCCAACATCTAAACCAGCACGGCGACTGTCGTCGTAGGTTTGTCCAAAAGACTGCATGAACATAGTAGTAAGGGGCAACACCTGGGATTGGATAGCAGTGCCCGATATTAGTGCAGGCAACTGAGTAATAATAGAAGTAGTAGCATCAGAAGTTATTTTTCCTAGATAGCTCTCAGGACCTACCTCTCGCAATGCTTTTTGTTCGCTAGATAGCTGACCTAAAACACCTTTTACTCCTTTGTCTTCTACACCTAATACATCTTGGGCAAATTGTGCAGCGCCACCCCACCCTTGCATAAAATTAATAGAAGCCTTACGACCAATTTGTTTAAGGTTTTGCCCAAAAGCTTCAACTGCATTCATATCAGGAGTTACGCCGTAGGCTGCTTTAGTTCTATCAGCGGCAGTAGACATCTTGCTTATGTCGCCTGTGTATAGGCTTGTAGGCATTTCAGTTGGGCCAACTGGGGAATTAAACGGTGTAATACGTTCTTCTGGACCTAACTTAGTACCAGCCAATATGCTTGGCTTCTCATCTTTTTTAGGTTCTTCTTTAGGTGGCTCTACGGCAACAACTTTTTTTCCACCAAATTGGGCAGCTAAGTCATCCTCGGGGGCGGCTTGAACAACTTTCTTACCCCCAAACTGTGCGGCTAGATCATCGGATGAATCCGTTTTTACACGCTTCCCACCAAATTGGGATGCCAATTCATCAAGTTCCATAGCCTAGCCTTATTTTTTCTTTTTCTTTGCATCCAAATATTTATCCGCAGATGCCTGGTCAGGGAACTCGTAGCCGTCAACAACTACTGGATTATTTCCGCCCGAACCACCAGCTGGGGATTCATCACTAACTAACTTAGCTGCTTCATTGTACCGCTTAGTAACAGCATTTTTCTCTTTTTGCTTATCAGCTTCAAGCTGCTTACGTTCAGCATCTGTTTCAGCCATTAATAAGCGAGTTGCATATGCAGCATCAATGTTCTTGTGCTCTGCACCAATTTTAGCTTCCATATTGACACCAAGTTTAGCGCCAGTACCACCAGTAAGTGCGATAGCTTGGGCACGTGCTTTTTGCATGGTTGCTGGGTCTTTTGGATCCGCACCTTTTTGTACTAACGCATTAAATTCAGCAGTGGTAGTTTTATCTAAATCAGTAGCACGATTAGCACTCATACCAGCAGCTTTAAGGTGTGCATCAGCATTAATACGCGCAACTTCAAGGGCTTTCTTATTGTTTTCAGCATTTGTACGTAGTGCATTAGCTTCTTTATTAAGACCCAAAGCCTCAAGACGGTCAGCATTTTGAAGTTCCGCTTGGCTCTTCATTACATCTGCTTCTGCTTTCTTAATAGATTGCAAGCCAGTTCTAAACGATGGAGTAGTTTCTCTAGCAGCTTTAAGGGCAGCGTAACCTAACGGGCCAGTCTGTGTGCCTAAGTTAGAGAAGTAGTCCATCATCATTAGACCCTTCTGACTTTCTTTATCTGCACCCAAACCAGATATCTGCTTATCAATAAATTCTTTATATTTAGCATTAGGGCCGCTAGTAATGCCAGCACGTTCTAGCGCAGCTTTTTGTTGTTTCTCAGCTAGATTTAAATACTGTAAATCTTCGTCTTCTACTTGGCTACCATCAGGACCAGCAAAAGCAATGATGCCGCCACCAGCCATACTATCCATAGACGGTGCAGGTAAAGCCGCAATACCTTCACTCATTGCCTGTGCTTGTGGCGGGGTTACTTGCTGTCCTGCCTTAGCAGCCATCTGGTGTTCCATCATTACTTCTGCAGCTAGCTTGCGTACTTCCTCGCTTGGAGAAGACTGCATAACTTTTTGTAACTGAGCCATACCGTTAGGCATATTAGCAACTTGTTCAAGTTTGGCGCGCATGCTATCAACTACACTGCCCTCAGGACCAGCATAGCCAGGAACTGCACCGCCTTCTCTCATGCCAACAATGCCGCCTTCTTTTTGACCAAACGCTTTATATGCGCCAGCCAGAGTACCAACCGCACCAAGTCCTTGAGTTAAGTAGCTAGGAGTAGCTTGGTATTGTTGACTAGACATGTTCTGCATAGGCAGACCACGAAGCATAGAGTTCATCATACCCAACTGCATAAATGGATACTGCTGAGCCGTAGCGTAATCTTGAATAGATTGATTAATCTTATTCTGTTCAAGGCTTTGTTGTTGTGCACCCAAAGTACCTTGGGTATTAATAATGCCTTGTTGAGCTGCAAGCTGCTGACCACCTAACTGACCTAAACCTTGACCAGCGTTAATAGCTTGACCAAAACCTTGCAATGCACCTTGTTGACCTTGTAGACCTAAGTTAGCACCAAACTGCTGGGCTTGTTGAGCTTGTTGGAAAGCCTTGTCATAGCCTTGAGCAATAGCTTGTTGAGCTGCCATCTGTTGATTTTGTTGGTTTAAACCTTGCATCAAAGCATTACGTGAACCACCAAAAGCGCCAGCAGAAGTAGCAGCGCCTTGTTCTTGTGCACCTTTAATACCAAACTGTTGGTTTAATTGCTGTAGTTGTGGGGCTAAAGACTGAGCAAGGTACGGGTTCATATACGCACCAACACTGCCTGGGCCGTACATACTAGTAGCTTGGTTTTGATACTGGTTGCCAGCGTTAGCCATATTAGCCGCTGTACCTAATGCGCCCACTCCACCTACTGCAGTTAAATCAGATCCTGCACCAATCTGTTCTGGAGTTTGTAAGTTATATGCACCTTGCTGCGCAGACTGTTGAAGGGGGGAGAAAGGGGCAAAGTAGTTATTTGGGTCTGTACTATATGGCTGATAAGGTCTAAACCCAGACATGTCATCGGTGTAAATTTGTTTCTGGGCAGAGGACAACATGTTCTCTACATAGGGACGTGCATATTCTGGAACGTTTGAAGACGTAGTAGTACTAGTAACTTGTTGTGGTCCGCCACCTCCACCACCGCCTTTACCCCCACCACCTTGGAAGGTATGACCTAGTACTTTGTTTTTCCAGTTTAATATGCTCATTTATTTCGCTCCCTGATCCATCTGCAATCAGCTTTATTCATTTCAAAAACAACTAAATCACCGCCATCGCAATGCACACCAGGGAATCGAATTGCTTCTGTAAACCCTAGTTTCTTGTCATATTCCATGGCCCTTGTATTTAGGCTATTAACAATTCCAAATGCTTTTTCTAAACCTAAATGGTTAAACGGATAATCGAACGCACCAAATAATAGCCCTTTAGGGGTATACCCACCCTTTAAGTTGACCATATGCATCTGGCACGTTTTACCAATAAACGCCGTATAACCTATTACCCACTCAATATTACTTGCTTCATCAGTCCAAAACAAGGCTTGTAAATCCCAGCATGGCTGCACTCCTACTTCTTTTAATAATATATCTGCTGCTATTTGCTTTGCTTCTAGTGATTGCGCACTTTGTAGCATTATTTAATCTCCCCCTCCACCATAACCACCCGTGGCTTGTGGTTCAGCTACAGGTTCAGGTGTAGGTGCTGGTGGCATTACAGGGGGCGCTACTCTAGTTAAATTCTGTTGAACTTGTGCCATGTCAGGCCTATACATTTGCCCATAACCTTGTTGTGGCATACCCTGTTGCATCATTCTTTGTGGGTTAAATTGCTGTTGGTTAAATTGTTGCGGGTTATATCCAGACAATATCCTACTTAACATAGATTGTAATGGGGAAACATATTGTTGTTGCCCAAGACCTCTTTGCATTTGCATTTGTGGCTGCATCTGCTGCATTCTTTGTTGTTGCACAAATGGAGATATTTGAGCAGGGGCTTGTTGTTGCCTATATACATTAGGAGGTGGGGGAGCTTGATACGCAGCCCCGTTACCTTGCTCAGGAGCTTGCTGCTGTTTATTTAATATAGCTTGAATTGGAGAACTTATACTTCCACCCATTATCTTCTCCTATGCTGGCATGTATTTATTAACATTAACGGCAGGGGCTTGTTTCTTTTTGCCTGTACGAGCTTTACGAATCTTGTCCATCATCCCGTATAACCGTTTAGCACCAGCGTCAGTAGAGCCATTCCCAAGATGAGAGACGACATCCGCAGGCACAACAAACTCACCGTCAGCCAATCTGGCAGGTTGTTTTTTACCAATAACGGCAGGGATGCTGTCAGACATACCATCGCCAGGACCTTTAAGCATACGTCCACCATCTGAATATCCTCCAATACCATGCATCATACCGCCACCAGCTGCGGATTCAACATCAGGAATATCGCCTAAACCTTTAATGCTAGTCTTAGGTAGTTTAGCTTTGCCTAAATTTGCAGCAGCAAGAATCTTATTAAGACGAATCATTGAAGCTTGGTCAGCTGGTTTTTTAGCAGTGTCTGGGTCGCTATCGCTGTACACACCTTTTACTGGTAAATGAGATAAAGGTTGAACCTTATCATAAGTAGAATAGGAGCTAGGTACATAACCGCCAGGAGCATAACCAGCAATGCCACCAGAAGCCATGCTAACTTGACCTGTTAAAGGATTAGTGTTTTGCTCGTAGCTAGCCATACTTTGCTGGGCAGATGTAGGCATTTGGCTTGGGGTTGCATAATGCGCATTATCTTGCTGGCTCATTGGGTACATATCTTTACCCATAAAATCTACATTAGCAGCTTGATTACCATCCATTAACCCAGGGGTAGGGGGATTGGCGTCCATTATCCCGCCACTAGCTGCATATGTAGGATATTGTGCTTCGTAGTATGGGTTAGGGCGAGATGGATCACGCCCTCTAAAGTTAGGAGAAAGGCGTTGTAAATAGTCACCGTCGTCCGAAGTATCTTGCATTGGGGCACCCGCAATACCTTTTTGACCAAAGCTGTCTAAAATTGCTGGGGCAGCAGCCATAGCTAAATTCATCTTGTTATTACCAGCAAAATCTAAAGCACTAGAACCAGAACTAAAGGCATCTTTAAAACCTTGTCCCATAGCTTGCGTTGGAGATGTTGGAACAGGAGCGTTTGCATAGTTAACCGCACCTGCACTCTTAGCTGCATCTATTGGATTTGGCATACTACTAGCCGCACTTTGGAGGTTTTGCAATTGCTCAGGGGCTACGTTAGGGAAATTTTGCGCATTAAGGCTATTTTGAATAGCGTTAGTAGTTGCATCTCTACTTGAACCCGCTAGCATTTCAGAAGGACTAAATCCGCTAGTTGCTGGGTTATACCCTTGTGGAAGAGCCTCAAGCCCTGCTTTAGCAACAGCCTCAGTACCTACATTAACGCCTTGGGTTACACCCTTTTCAGCTAAAGTAGACGCACCCATTTCAGCTAGACCACCAGCTAAGTTAGCACCACCATAGGCGCTTAAACCAGCCATTAAGCCTTTTTCTAAACTGCCAGTAGCTACACCATAGCCAGCACCCATAATGCCAGCAGCTGCTAAAGGACCAACTCCAGGGATCATCATTAGAGCTGCGCCACCCAACATTGGGATTAAGCTCTCTAAAAAACCAGCTTCGGGTAAACCCGTATGTGGGTTAATAGTTAAAGAACCTCCACTTGCCATAGCTAAGTCTTGCAGACCCTTAACCTCGCGGGGGGTCATGTGTACAAGCATTGTGTCGTTGTTACGACCATGGGATTCTAAGTGTTTAGCGGCAGTGTGTAGGCTCATGTGCGCCCCTCAGGGTTGATTATGTTGAAGTTTATCATTTAAACAGTTGTCCCACTAGCGTTTTTCCAGACTGTGCCGTTCCACCAAATAGGGATGCCTAGGGTAGTATCAAAAAATGGTTGCCCAACACCTAACGGTGCTTGCACTGTACTAATAGGCCTGCTAGAAGTAGGTCCAGAATTAGGAATAACTACAGATTGTGTAAAGTTATCTATCTGATTAAAGTACAAACGCAAGGCATTAAGCACCTGATCTTGGTAGTACTGTGTGTATTCAACGGGCGCAATAGGTAAGTTAGGCGCTTTAGATGAAAGCAATACACTAGATTTAGCTGGGGTAGTATTAGCCATTATCTACGTCCATCTGGGCGAATATCAATACGTGGGCTACCCAACTGCCATGCCACCCCAAGAGTATTTGACTCAATACGGAATGCCATTTGACGCCCACGAAGGCGGGTATAGACCTGACCATCAAACTCTTGGACGGTGTATTGCGGAACAGTAGTGTAGTTTTGTGCACTAGCTATTTGTGGGTTATCAGCAGTTCCGTAAGGAGTACCAGAGTTTTGGCGTGGTTTAACCGTCATTGTGACTGAAGGCTGGTTAACAGTAGACCCGTTAAAATTAACGTCAGGAAGTATTCTCCAGACAAAACCAAAGTTATGACCATCACCAATATCAAAATCAGAACTTTGTACGTAGGCATCTATAGGTTGTGGGCTTGATGTAGCTTGGTCATCCGTACCATTTTCATGGTAAAGCAAACGTCCATTATAGTCTGCAGCAATAGGGTAGGGCTGTGTACCAGACTGAATCCAAGCAGAACGGTTTAAATTGCCGTAGTACCAAACTCGGTCAAGATAGTTGTAAATGACGTATTTATCAACAACAGTATTGCTACTAGACTGGCTAACGTAATACCACCATACCTCGTTATACGCTTCGTTAGAACCTGCAAACACTTGATATGCTTGGTCGTTGTTAATATCAGTAAAAATGTATTGGCGTAAGGAGCAAGGAAGAACCTCAACTCGGCCTGAATACATGTAGAAACGGTCACGACCCATCCAGTAAGTTACGTTATTAACCGTAATCATGGAATTAGGGGATATAACAGATATGTTATCCATTAGCACTTGGAAACCCCATACATAAGGAGAACCTAGGTACTGCTGAGAATACAAGCAAGAGTCAGTCCAAACCAGAATCTCTTGGCGGGTAGTACGTGCCGCCATAATATAAGAGCCATTAGTTAGTGTGAACTCACCTGACTGGTTAGTAACTTGAGGTATCCATTGGTATGCGTTAGCTTGATCTGACCAGCGAACAAGCATTGGGTTAAATGTAGTAGAAGGGGTTCCAGGCACATAAGGGTTTGCACCGTAAGCTATTACAAACTCTTGGATTGAAGAAGCTACTACTTGATAGGTAGCGGTAGGAACAAAAGCCCCTGCATAAGTAAACGAGTAATTACCAGCACTAGAACCAGTAGTAGTTGTAGTAATTGGTACTGTAGTAGCCCCAGTAATATAGTTTGCTGCCACCCTAGTACCCGCTGGTAGATTAGTACCAGATATATACATGTAAGGGTAAATATAAGGTGCATTAGCAGCAGTTACTGTAATGCTAGTTGCAGAGCCAGCAAATGTAGACGCATCAGTAAATATAGTTGTTGTATCGGCTAAAGAACTTAAATATTTGGCACGAGTGCTTACGCCACCAGAGTTTTGCCAGTAGAAAATAGGACCACCACGAGGTGCAATAACAAGGTCAGCACCAAAGTTATCGTTAGACCATAGGCGCAACTGCTGACCAATACCAGAAGAATAACCAAGACCCCAGCCTTGTGAGCCTGATTGTTCGGTAACTACTACGGCAGAACCTCCGCCTGTTGCAGTTGAAGTAGCTGCTTTAGCTAATGTAATTTGGTAAGTATTAGTAGTTACTGCAGAAATAACATAGGTAGTATTAAGTACATCAGCTGGGATACCAGCAAAAGTAGTAGCCCCACTAAAGGCAACATAAGTGCCGTTAGACATACCATGAGCATTTTGTGTAACAGTAACTGTAGTAGTGCTATTAGCTGAAAATGGGTTAGCCCCTAAGTTAACTAAGACAGGGGTAGGCACACCACTCCAAGGACCCGCACCCCAGCCAGTACCAATAGAATAGACGTTCAAACCTATTGGATATTCGTATTCGGTAGTTACCGTACCGCCACCAGTTGCGCTTGAAGAAGCATTAGCAAGTGTTTGGATTGTGTAGGTTGTACCACTTAAAATAGCAGTAACAACATATTCTCCGTTAATCAATAACCCACCAACAACAGAAGCACCAGAAAAATCAACGTGGTCGCCAACTGCAGGGTTATATGATGCGTCAGTTACTGTAACGGTCTTAGACCCAGAAACTGTAGTAAATGGGTTTGTAAGGGTATTAGTTCTTACTATGGGGGTAACGTCGTTATATACACCGCCAAAATAAATATAGTATTGGGTATTTGTACCTACTCCAATATAAGCATTACCAACACCAGCATCGCCAGATGACCATACCCAAATAGATCTAGCAACACCGTCATAGGTATTATTTGATACTTGAGTCCAACCACCAATTTTTTCTGGGAAGCCAGAACGAAAACGAATTTTATCCCCGTCATACCAACCGCCTTCGTTGGCGTAATCAGTACCTTCTCGGTTTAATCCAGGTCGAAATTGTAGTTTTTGTAATGGCATACGGGATTACCCTAATACAGATAGTGCTTTCGCAATTTTGGCTTTGCGGTCATCTAAACCTATCAAGCCACCATTAATACGTTTTGTCATTGTCTCAATATCTGAAGCATCTGCCAAGCTATTTAAGCCTTTCTTATTCCAAAACCAGCCAGCACTTAAAGCCGCATATTTAGGATCAAGTAGCCAATCAGGATTCCCAATAAGATCCACACCCAAACCAGATCCGCAGTTTGCATAGTTTTCCTTGCCAGTTAGCTGGATAAGACCCCTTCCTAAATACTTAGAAGCCTCTTCTTCGCTGGTGTTACCTAGCCTTCCGTTATAAACTTTGCCAGCAATCTTAGCTGGTTGGCGGGCGTATTGGTCTGCAATTTCTTTAGTAGGGAAACGGCTAGGCCAAGTCTTCATTAAACCTTCAGCGCTATAGTTTAAGTTTTCTTGCAAAGTCTTGAAATTACCAGACTCATGAGCACACTGACCAATAAACGCTGCTTGACGCTGTGGTGTAGAGATATCATATTTAGCAAAAGCTTCTTCTAGCGGGGCAAGCCATTTGTGGTCAATACCCAATTTGTCTAGTTGGTCATACGTCATCTTTGTCTGATCCTATTTTAATGCCTGTAATAAGCCCTATAAAACCACCTACAATTGTTTGAAATGCTGGACCAATAATGGCAAATACTTTGTCTGTATCAAAATTAGGGTCTACTACAGCATAGGCAAACATTAAAAGCATAGCTACAACAATAGCTACTAAAGACCAAGCTGCAATAACTAAGATGTGTTCTCTATGATTCATTTTTTTTGCTCTTCATATCCATAATCTTCTCAAGGGTGCGTCCACCAAAGTAAAAGGACATAATTAACATACCCCATTGACCTAGCAATTCTACGTAAGTTTTGTTAGTATCTAGGTCAAATGCTGACATCATGGCAAACACAAAATAACCTACAAGGATAGCAATCAATGTCATGGGACGAATGTTTTTCGACAGCCAACTATCTGATAACATATCTGCTTCTTGTCGCTTGGTCAGTTCTTGAGCTTCTGCCGTATCTGCTGCTAACTCTGCTAACCTTCCTTGTTGTTGTAGCTCTACCAACTTGGCTTGTGCTTCGGCTTTGGCGGCTGGGTCGGGAATAACCTTATCCAGAATTTTCATTCCTACACTAATAATATCGTCAATACCAAACATTATTTAATCCCCCAAGTTAAATACCACGCTATAACTGCTGCAGCTGCAAAGCAATAAAACTGCACTCTGCGTACAGCTTTTAGGTCATGCTGATATTCTTCGTTGTCTTTGCGTTGCATATTCTCAATATCCATTTTAATTTTTAAAACTGCTTCCCATTCTTTAGCACCGTACTTCTTTACAAAATCAATCTTAAGTTTTGCCTCCTCATCGGAGATTTGCTTCTTATGCTTCCAAGATTCAAGCGCTTTAATTAACGCCCGCTCTTTTTTAAATTCTGCTTCTCGTCTTGCCCTAATACGTTCGTTAGCTTGCTTTTGGGCTACGTCTGTTGCATCGTGTTGTACATTTTCAATACTTTTAGACAGCCCTTTAGAGGCTTCTCGACTTGCATCAAGACTCCCGCTAAGAGTTTTCACTCCTTCCGTTAAACCAAAAGGGTCTACCATAATTCATTTTATGCACCGTTATTCTCATGTTTTGGCTTAGTGACAAAGCTTTGCCTAACGGCTTCAAACCTTTCATATTCTTCTGGACTAATAACAGCAGCATCAATGTTCTGCCTCATCATTTTTGCATGATCTTCAAGTTCTTGTATATTGCCCTTATAGCTAAATTCCTTAGTAATTCCCTTGGTATCGTAAAAATCACAAATAAGGTGGTAGCGGTCTTCAGTAGAGTCATTACGAATCTGATGCCAGTTATTTACCCATACCCCATAGGCTTTACCCGCTTCCATATGCAAAGTAACACCCTCAGAAATAAACACGCATTTCTTATTAGTAATCAATGGGATATGAAACCTAGCCATATATTCGTTGCCATCAGCATCTCTGTGTACTAATGATTTAGCACCAGCCTTTAAACATGTAACACGCACCCGCCTTGGGTACATACCAGCATCTTCTAACTGCCCAACAATAGACGCAAGTTCTCCCTTACACGCTTGGGTAGGGTTTTTATGTTCCATAGAATGTGCGATATCAAAGAACTTAAGCGACTTATAGTTGTTGTCATTTTTAGGGAAGTAGACTTCCATCGCCTCTCCCTCATCGTTCTGGAAAAAATCCCAACCATCTCGCCAATCACCAGTACGGGAAGTAATAGACCAACCACCAAAGCCATGGTAAGCCACTGTCTCATACTCTTCTCCTTGGATAACTTGTGCACCTAACGGAAACACAAAATGCTTTACGTCCTCCACCAATTTGGCGTGGTCAAACTTAATAAAGTCAAACTCTTCGTAAAACATTAAACGTTCCCCGTTTCTACTAGCATATGTAACACATCATAAAAACCATGCTTATCTGTACCTAGGCATAGCAACGTACGCTCCCCACTACCTTGTACATCATGTACATGGTCTATACCTAGAAGATACGCATCCCCAGGCTTAGCAACAAAAGACCCACGGTTAGCTAGTTCGTCTTGTGAAAAGATGTACCCGTTAGTCTGGTTTTCTATCTGACGCTTAACTGCCTTTGGTTCTGGGGTATAAAACGTAGTTACATAATTACCAGGTTCTATATAAAAATTAATTGAAGTCTTAACTTCGCTGTCAGTATGCGGAGGAACCGCACCATTAATCTTTAGCAGTGATAAATGAAAGTCATTACGGTAACGCAAGGGGATAGTAAACCAGACGCCTCCCCCTGCTAGCTCAGCATCGTAGTACGTTATGACATCGCCGTAGGAGATTTGTTTTCCCCCTTGGGCGTAATCAAGATTGCTGAACTGTTTCTTGAGTATTCTGAACACGGCTTTCTTTCCATATTTTGTACTCAGCAATAATTGGACAGCTATATTCCCAGTTAATACCAGTATGCGGGTTCTTATTAGCAGCTGCCCAGTGCTTGTCCTGTATGTACTCTAAGATTGGAATACCGTCATGGAAAATCTTTTCTAGGATGTCAGCATAGTCATTTAGCATCTGGAACATGCGTTCTTTATCCTGACCTTCAAGCCTAAGAATGTCTTTGTTCATCTGGTTATCAAAGTAATGAACAACCAATTCACGATACTTTTCTACTTCTTCTGGCGACACATTTGCATAAACCGTTGGTGTTGGAAGCGGTTCTTCAACGTAGGGTTGATTTAAATTTTCATCCATTTTTTCACTCCTTCAATACTAAATTTATTAACAGAAACAATTGCAGAAGCAGTCCAATGGCTCATCCAAAATAACGCCCACATACCCCATAAAGTCAAGATACGGTGTCCACGGCGATGTGGAATGTAATCAATAAGGCGACTAATAGGTTTACCAATAGCCATAAGAACTCGACCACGCAGATTGTCTTGAGGGCGAGCACCCATTAAATACGCCATATGCTCTGACCAAGGAATGCCAATACGTAAGGCCATAGCAGTAATAGCTTCTTTTTGTGCCATAGCACGTTGCTCTTTAGGTAGCCATAGGAAGCAATCTGGTCCTTTGCCATCCATCCAAGCAGTCACGGTTCTAGCCCAGCGAATATACCCACGATACACACGACGGTCATTTTGACGCAACCACTTGCCATACTTCTGGTCAGCTACCCAAACATTAGGGTCCATATAGCCAAACTCATAGAGCTTAGCGCAGATAATCTTAGAGCAGTTGCAAGCGCAGTTACAGTTATAAGAAACTGGGGAAATACTGCAGTTGTAAGTACAGGCGCAGTTAGTGCCGTCTTGTAGATAGGCTTGTGGTTGGCAGTTAGCACAGTTAATAGCTGAACAGTTTGTACAGTTAGTGCATTGAATGTTGCCGCAGTTACAGTTATAGGCGCAGTTACCGTTATTGCAATTACCTTGCGTAGTATTCTGAAAATACGATTTGCTATAGAACGCACCCATATTAGGCGAGCTAGCTGGTGTTAAAAGCAACCCATTTAGAAAAGACAAGTCGTCAGTAAAGGTGGCGGACTGCCCAATCTCTACGCTAACCGCGCCAATACTTATTGGACCTGATGCTGGTAATGTCATGCTGCTACCCTCGATTTTCCATAAACTTCAACATTATCAATTTTCTCAACCACTTCACTGACTACCTTAATAGGGATAATCCGTTTAACTGGTTTCTCTTCGTGTTTTAAAACTGTACCAAAAACGTCTTGCCTTTCAGGAGGCAAACTATCATTCTTTATTAAAGTCGGTATATACCCAGTCATTTTATGAATTGACGCAGCAAACAGCGTTACGTTGTCTGAATACGCATTTGCACAGGAGACTTCCCAGAACTTATTATCTAAGAACATACAAGCGCCTTTGCATAAATGCAGAACTGGACACTTAGGGCAAGCGTCCCGATTAGACCAATGAGTAGAAGTATACAAAGCGACTTTATCGTAGGCATCTAGATTACCCCCTAAGTGCGATTCACCATTCTTGCTAGTCTCAGCAGCACTGACATTTTGACAAGTAAGCACGTTCCCATTAAGATCAACAGCTAGGGTATGCTCATTATCCATGCCACACTTTTGTCCTAAATATTTAGAATTGGACTGAGATAGCACTGCATGGGTAAACCCGTTAATTTTGTCAATGATTGCTTGAAACCCAATATACCCATCATTAGCGTAGATTTCTTTAAATGTAGTGCGTCTAAAGTTAAAGTGGTCTTGCAAGGTAGCTAAAGAATTAGTGATGCCGTCTTCATCATAAGCATCAACTAGTGTGCCTTCGCCCAGCACAATGTTAGGGTTGCCAGTTAGGTTTATAAACCACTCATGAATAGCTTTGCGGCTCTGATTGTTCTTAGACAGCATGGAGTTAAAGCTGATACCCTTCTTAAGGCGGGTCATCATACGGTAGAAACCTAGAATAGTTTCTTTCTTTTCTGGGTCATCAAATGGGTCAGGTCCACGCACAGACTGCCCAGGACCATCATGGCTAATAGACACCGAGAAGTCCATCATCATAAGCCAATCAATAATTTCCTCAGTCAAAATAGAACCGTTGGTAATCATGGAAAACTGTGCATATGGCATGCGTTCTCTAAGGGCCTCAGCTAAAGGTTTAAGGGTTTTCCAGTAGACAAGTGGCTCGCCACCCCAAAATTCAATCTTTAAACCGTGTTCTTCAGAAAATTCTAAAGTGTTTAATTTCTGTAGAAAGGAATCAATATCTTTGTGGGATGTAGATTCTGGGCGCTCAACAAACTTTTGAGAGCAGTAGTCACAGGTGTAATTGCACCCAAGCCCCATCTGTATCTTTAGAAGCACAATGTGATTGGACTTGTGAAGGGGTTGATACTTACTAAATTTAGTGGCAAGAGGCTGTTCTTGCTGGGCTTGCATATCAGGAAACTTAAACTCATTCCCGTCCGCATCTTTCAGAACGTTTGTCTCGTTGTCATACAGAAATACTTTTTTGTCTAGCGCATTTTTTTCTGCGTGTATTTCAAATAGCAAGTGATTCTCCTTAGATTGAGCCGTAAGCGGTGATGTTACCTGTACATACTAGGTTGCCAGAAGAATCCAAACGCATCTTGTTTACACCGCCATAACGGAAATAAAGATAGCCACCAGACTCAAGAACTGTATAGTTTGTAGTACCAATTTGGATTGCACTTGGTACTGATGTGATGGCGCTAATTTTGTTTGTTACTAAGGCTGTAGAAGCTGCATTGGTTGAGTTATCGCCTGTAGTTACGGTAGGTACAGTAGTTGTGCCTACGTGGTTAGAAGCACCGTTAAAAGTTGCTGTGCCAGTATGGGTAGTTGTGCTAGCAAATGTTGCAGCACCGTTAAGAGTAGTAACCCCAGAAACAGTTAATGCACCTGTGTCGGTAATAGCGCTAGCAGTTAAAGTTCCGTTTACGTTAAAGTTACCAGCAGAACCAGTTTGGGCGGAGAAGAAGTTAGTACCGTCGCAATAAACCTGACCTACTGTGTTATTAGGAATAGACACAATAGAGCCTGTAGCACCGCCAATAGTGACTGCGTAGCCACCAGAAGTATTGTTGTTAACAATATAGAACTTCTTAACTAGGGGGGCTACGATTTGCCATACTGCTGAATTAGTACCAGTAGCCACAATAACCATGCAACGAGCTTCGTCTGACACTCCATTTAAGCTAGATAGGGTGTAGTTTGAGTTAGCCATGGTAATTGGGGCAACCCCAGTAACGGCTTGTTCAATCAAGTTCCAGTTGGTATTAGTAGTTGACCCCCAGATACCTGACTGCTCTCCAGCACCGATCTGTTGAATCTTTAAACTTGTTGTATATGAAGAAGCCATAATCTATCCTTGGTTATTATCTATTGGAGTCCAAACTGTACCCTGAGTGTTATTTACAGTATTCCAGCTACCGCCTCCAGCATTCTGTATATTATTCCATGTAGTGCTTTGGCTGTCATTAATTAAGAACCAGCCACGAATGGTCAGCAACTCAGCCAAAACCATGGTTTCAGCAATCAAACCAATAAAGTCAACTCTTGCCTGTTCGGTATCTAGCAGGGTTAATGCTTCTTGGACTAAGGTGCTAGTGTCGCGGTTTCCTGTATAAACATCAGTAAATGTAATTAATTCTGCTTGCACTGCAGCAAAATTTACCAAAGCAGCCCAGACATCTGAGAATGACATGGACTCAGTATCTAAACCTACAAAGTTAGAGTTAGCTGCATATACATCTGTGAACGTGATGGTCTCGGCTTGGGTAGGTCTAAACGCTACTTGGACTGCCTCTACATCGGTTAGGGTAAAGGATTCAGCCAGCGCTCTTGCACCTGTCCAGTTGCCTGTAGCTTGGTCATCTAATGAGAAGTTCTCAAAAATAAATGGGTAAAAGTTAAACGCTGGGGTATCTTGGGTAGATAACGTAAATGATTCAAAAAGGCTTGGGTTAAATGCCATTGCATTGGCATACACATCCGTCAGGGTCATGGTCTCAGCTATGTCAACTGGGTAAGCAACCCCACCTAATGAAGCAAAAGGCGATTGAGCAAAGGTGCTGATTCCGAACATTA